CAGCAAAACGACCGTCGCGTTCTCGGCGGGCTGATGGATGGAGATAGGTAATGGCAACTCCCAGCGCCGCCCGCAACGCACTGCGGGCCAACACAATCGCCGGCCTCCTTGAGTACAAGCCCGGGCCGGGGATCTACTCCCGCCTCGAGCGAGCCGTGCAGCAGCTCCCCGAGAACGTCAGGGTGCAGGAGCTTCCCGGCCTGCTCAAACGGTACAAGGACGGGATACCCGGCTGGGAGCTGAATGCCGTCGATCTCGACTCCGTTGTGGCCGGCCGAGCAGTCGTGCCGCGCGACGAGCTGCTGGCCGTGGTTCGCGAGCGGAGTCCGGTCTACACCACCAGGGAAGTACGGCTATCGGAGTACGCGAGGCCAGCGCCTCCGGTGGTTCGTCGCGCGCCAGATGACATTCGCCTGCCAGCACTGGACGCAATGGATCGCGTCAACAATCTTGGATTTGATACTCCGATGGAGGCGCTGGCCGCGGCCAGGGCATATCCAGATTGGAGGCAGCGCTGGGAGATGACCGACGCGGAGGCTGAACCAGTTAAACGGTATCTGGAGTATTTCCGAGAACAAGAACGATTGAGAGCTGCGCCACAAGCAGAAATCGGCGGCATCGGCGCAGAAACACCCCACGGCGTAACGAGATTTCAGAACTACAAGCCGGCTGACGCAGAGAACTACACAGAGCTTGTGTACCTCCAGCCAAATGCCGCCCCCGAAGGCGCGGCGCCTCCCGTGTCGTGGATGCCAGACGCGCAACACCACTGGCACACTTCATATCCGATGCCATGGGGTGCCGCGCAGGACGTTCAAAACGCGACCACGCGAGACGCAGTGGCCCACATGCGGTTTGCGGAGCATGGCGATGCTCTTCGGTTGCTCGAGAGCCAGAGCGATCTTCATAACCGGAACATTAAGGCCGCCAAGGCAGGCGAGCCGATTCGCCCGTATGCCATGGAGCCGGTGCAAACAGAGCTAGACGCCAAGCGACTGCTGCTCGAAGCCGCCCGCCAAGGCAAGTCCGCAGTCGAAATCGCCTCGCCAGAATACGTTTCGGAGAACGTGGGCATGCCAATGGAGCATGCCCAGCATCGTTACGGGAAAGTGCTTCCTTCCGAGATGGAGCGAGCGGGAAGAAAGCTCGGTGGTTTTAGTGCCGTGGAAAGGCCGGCCACTGAAATCGCATCCGGGGCAGTGTCGTTACCTACTGATCGGTGGAGGGTTCTTGGGCAAAACGCATCCGATGCTGCCAGCAAGCTCCAAGAATCGGGCAGGCTCATTCGAGAGCTAGCCGAGAGGAGTGCGGTAGCTGGCATAGGCGATGCGGCTCTGCCGGAAGTGCGATGGGACACACAGCAACGACTCAGCGAAGCAATCCGCTTGGCCGGCATTCACAACAGCGGGAGATACCTGACTCAGCAACGCGCCGACGCGCTGCGCAACGCTGTTGCGGGATACATCGGTGATCGGCTCCGCGGAGGCGTCAGCGTAAATGACGCATTTTCAAAAGCCGACCAAGCCATGCCAGAAATAATGCGGCACGTCGAACACATGCAGGAGATGAGCGAGGCTTACGAATCGCTCGCCAAGCAGTCGAACGACGCCTATGACAGCACCACGCGCCCGCCGCCGCCGCCGCCGGGGTGGCGTGGCGTCATCTCCGACGAGATGCGGCGCCGCATCATCAACGAGGGAATCCCGGCCGCCGTTGCCATTGGTGTCGGCACCGGCCTCGCCACCGGCAGCAACGAGGCACAAGCCGCTCCCAGGCTTCCTCTCTCCGAGGATGTCTTCCGCAGTGCCATGCCTTGGCAGACGCAGCGGAAGATCGGTCGGCTCACGAAGCAAGTGGACTCCGCCTACGAAAAGGGCGACTTCAAGACTGCCGAGAAGCTGGACGCCCAGCGGGAGCAGCTCGTTGATGATTGGGACAACAAGCTCGACGCACTCGATGAGGGCGACGGCAACGCCGACTTTGAGCCAGAGAACTACGAATACGAAGCTCGCAACTACACCGAAGATTTGATTCAGACTTACGGAGCCTATCTGGCCGGCCGAATCGAAGAAGAGGATTTGCCAAACGCACTGCGCGGGGCTTTTGCTGACAAAGCAATTCCGAGAAACGCAGACGATGTCTATGACGGATTTGAGCAAGACAGCTTCGGCCGCGCCAAAGCGATCCCCGACGCCGACATTATTGCCGAAGCAAAAGCCGCCTTTGAGCAGCGGCAGGCCCACCTCGCCAAGGTGCGGTCGCGTTCCCCAGAGGACGGCGTTCGTGCCATGCAGGCCCAGCTTCGTGGCGCGGGCCTCGCCCCGGCCGTGGCGGCTGGCAGCTTCACTGGCAAACCGGATAACGGAGTCCCGTTCGGAGAGTTCCTGCTGACCAAGCCTGCCGGCGGCGAGGAGCAGCCCAGCCGCGGATTCGACTTCTCAATGGCCATCAGCCCCGGCGAGTGGGATGCCTACTACGAACAGCAGGCGGCCAGCGGCCCCTCGCAGGATGCCCTCGACTTCCGCAAGAACGTAGCCGAGGTGATGCAGCAGCCGATCATCCGCGTTGGTGCAGCGAACGACGGCAATCTGTACGGTGGCCCCGGCCTTCTGGTCGATGGTGAAGCATCCGACCGCATCACGCCTGCACAGTTCGTCAACGAGTACCTCGATCGCTTCAGCGCGAGGATGCCGGCCGAGGGGCGCGCCCAGGTGTTGCAGGCGGTGCAGGCCAAGCTGGACGGCTCGACCCGTGCCTCGGACGAAATGACCGATGACATCGTGGGCCGGATGATGACCTCTCTGAAGGCCAGCTCCCCGCAGGGGCAATACGCGAAAACCGACCCGATGCCGCAGGAGCAGCTCGACCAGCTCAAGGCCCAGCATGGAGATTGGGCAGAGTCGATGCTCACCCCCGGCACCGCGGAGAACTTCGATTCGCTCCGGGGCTATGAGCTGCTGCGGACAACGCTCGACGGCGAGCATGCCCCCGTCTATGCAGACAGTCTGTCGAACGCCGCTGCATTTGTGGGCGGTGTGGTGGATCCCCGATCCCGGCAGAACTTCGCAGATGCCACGCTGCGATCTGGCCCCGAGGGGCGGTTCAGCCGAGCCAACCGCGACTACTTCGGATCCCGTCAGCGACCCGATGAGCCGGCGGCATTCCGCAATCAAGACGGCAGCTCGAGGTTCGCCGCCACCAGCGCCTCCAACATTCAAGGCCTCATGCGGGCCGGCGGCGACATGTCCACCACCATTGGGAAGTTGAGCTGGCCGCTCTATGAGTCCTTCTCCGAATTCGGCCGAACTCCGGTTGGCAAGGCGGTGACGGGCGAGGGGCTGGGTGCATTGTGGAACGGCAGTGACGATTCCAACTTCATGGCTGCGCGGCGGAATGCCTTCGACCGGGAGCAGCCGATCCAGCCGGCCGGGATGTCGCGGGAGGAGTTCGACCGGCAGCAGGCCTCCCACAAGCAGGATCGCGCACAGGGGGAGGCCTGGGGTGCCACGACTTGGCCGAACGTACAGAATGCCATCGAGCAGTCTGGACTGATGTTCTCCCCGCGGGCTTGGGGCGGCGCACCGCAGCCTGCCCAGCCCCTCCAGAAGACATGGGGGCCGCCGGCCTACAACAACTACGGCCCAAACTTCTTGCAGAACACGGTCGGCAACATCCCGTCCGCTGGCATCATGGTCGGCGCGGCAGCAACCGGCGGCCTGGGCGGGTTGGCGGCGGGTGCCTTCAAGCCTTCCGGCAGCACGGTGCGGACGCTCATCAACGCTGGCATGGGCCTCGGCAAGGGTGCGGCCAAGGGTGTTGGCACCGCGGTGGCGAGCCAAGCAGCAGACTTGCCGGCCGACACGGCTACCGATCTCGGCATCGGCTCGACGTTGGCCGGCCCGCAGAACTACATCAACTTCCTCACGACACCGGAAAGCGAGAACGCTCTGCTCCCCGGCGTCGATCCGAACGCAATATCGATCGATGAACTGAACCAGCGGCGCTCGAGTGCGATGGATGACAGAGAAAAGAAGTTCCGCTCAGACATGTGGGATTGGAACAAGCGACCCAAGAATCAGTACGAATCTGCCTACGAACAGTGGCAGCGTGGTCAATAAAAACTGCTGACATCACAGGCAGTGCTGCCCCCAGAATCGGCCGCATCCCCAGGAGGGCATGCACATGGCCGAAGAAGAAGCAGTAGACGTTGGCTCCGCAGAAGCCGCAGTCGAGTCCACCCCGGCACCGGAAGTTGATTCGTCGCCATCGCCGTCAGAAGGATCGGCGCCCTCCGCAGGAACCGGAGAAGTCTGGGGGGCATTCCGCCAGCTCCCGCAGTTCCAAGGGTCGGATGATCGAGCCATAGCCTCCCGGCTGTATGAGGCCCTCCAGCGCGAGCAGTCCGCGACCCACGCTCTCCAGCAATACCAGAGCATCATCCCGGTTGCCTCCGAGTACCTCCAGTACAAGGAGCCGTTCCAGCAGTGGATGCAGACGCGGCAGCAGGCCCCGCAGCAGATGCCGCAGCAGCAGAAAGCGGAGGAGTCGCCCTGGTGGAACCCGCCCAAGGTTCGGGACGCCTACAAGTCATACCTCGTCCGCGACCAGAACGGCCGCGAGATGATCTCCGAGGATGCCCCGCTCGACGCTCGGCATGCCCTCGCGGAGTACCAGGCCTACAAGGCGAATTTCGCCCAGAAGTTCCTCGAGGATCCGCAGGCGGCCCTCGGCCCAATGGTCGAGAAGGTCGCGGTCGAGCGGGCAGAAAGCATCGTGCAGGAGCGGCTGGGACGCATGCAGGAGGAGCAATTCGTCTCCTCTTTGGAGCAGCAGAACGCAGATTGGCTGTATGACCAAAATGGTAATGCATCCCCAGAGGGGTTGCTTGCCCAGAAATATATACAGGACGCACGGTCACTGGGCATCCAAGGAGCGAAAGCTCGTTGGGAGTATGCGACTCGCATGGTCGAGAGAGACTTACTTCTCTCGAATGTGCAGAGATCACAGCAAGCCCAGCAGTATGCGGCACAGGCCCCACGGCCCGTACCGCAGCAGGCCGTGAATCCTGCCAATGTCGCTGCTCAAAAGAACATGGAGTACCTGCGGTCGCAGGCCATGCGAACTGCGAGCCAGCGTCCTGCGGCTGGCACCGATGCGAGAGTTCCAACCAAACCAATGACCTTCGCTGAAAAGCTTGCATCGCAACTGCAAGAGCAAGGCCTGACCTAAAACTCCTAACGAGGAACAAGAGACATGGCGTCACCCACTGATTGGGCGAGGGTTATTGGGACTACAATTGTACAGCATCTTCGTGAAGAAGAGCTGGCAACCTTCCGCAAGTTCAAAATCTTCGCGATGCTCGAGCAGTCGGGTAACGTGGTGATGAACCAGAGCGGTCGCGGCTTCGATTGGAACGTCCGCTTCCGCAACGCGCCTGTCACCGGGAACACGGGTGATACTCCCCGCACGTTCGCTCGCACCAACATGTGGAAGCGGGCCGAGCTGCCGTGGCGTGGCTTTACTTCGACGGATGCCGTGTACCGTCGTGAGCTTCTGGAGAACCGCGGCCAGCAGGCACTTGTTGACGTTGCCGGCAAGATGGCCAGCCGTCTGCAAGAGTCGCTCGAGATGCATCTCTCGTATCAGCCGTACAAGGACGGCAACGCGGCCGGCGCAGAGAACGATTTCCACGGCATGGACTCGTTTCTTAACTACGACGGCACGGTCGATGAGAGCGTGTCTGGCGTGGCCACGAAGCGCACCTCGGCCAACACGGCCGACCGCTACGGCTTCCCCGATGACAACTACGCCGGTCTTTCGACGCGGCTGGGCTTCTACGGCGGTGGTCGCATCAACGCCACCAGCGGAACGTGGCCCAACGTGCCGGTCGATCCTGAACTAGATTTTTACGCGCCTGTGATCATCAACTACAACGCCAGCTCGTTCAACACGGCTGGTAACCGCAACTGGAGGAGCAACTGCGTCTTCGCGATCCGCGAAGGCATCCACCAGTGCAAGCGGAACGACACGAAGGAATCGCAGATCGACATGGTCGTTCTCGATCGCCAGTTGTACATCCAGTTCCTCAACACGTTCTCGGACAAGGAACGGATCAACGTCAGCAAGGAGAACGGTCTGAAGTCGATGGGCTTCACCGATGTCACCCAGCTCGACGGCGTCGAGGTCTGCTCGGAGTACGCTTGTCCAGCAGGACGGGGCTACGGTCTGTCGATCGGAAACCTCGAACTTCGATGCCTGGAGAACCAGCTTTTCGTCGCAGAAGGGCCGTTTTTCGACGAAGAAACCCAGGCATACCGGTACGCTTGTTCATCTCTCGGCAACCTGCGTTTCCGGTCGCCGCGTAACTTCTTCCTGCTCGCCCCCGTCACGGCTGCTGCCTAGTCCTCTCAAGGAGAATCCGAAGTCATGTCGAGCATTTTCTCTGATCCCAGTTTCCGCCGTGGCACGACGCTGCTCGGTGGCGAAGCCATCGAACTCGATGCCGGCAGCAATCCGATTGCCGGTGGTGAGATCGTTGGCCAGGTCAAGGTCTTCCAAGACGTTAACCCTTCGACAGGCGTGCGCAACAGCAATCGGCTCGTCTACTGCGTGGCCGCCCGCTACAAGGGCAGCACCGTCACGGATGGCTCGACGGTCGCTGGACAGGTTGTCCTGTTCGAGGCCGCGGCGCCGCTGACGCAGTACACGAACTACCTCACGCAGGCCACGCACACGGCGGCGGCTGCTTACGGGGTTCTGGACGAGTACCTGACCGGCGAGCTGCGGTCGAACGACATCGTGTGGGTTGTGGTCAAGGGGCCGACCTCGGCCAAGCAGACCGCAGCGGCCATCAACGCTGGCGTGGCCGTGGAAGCTTCCACGACTGCCGGGTCGATCGTCGCGCGGAACACTGGCGTGGTCATCGGCCAGCAGATTGTCGGTGCCAACACCGCGGCTGCTGCCGGCCTCACGCGGATCAATCTGATCAACGACGCGATCTGATCAGCCGCTGACATCATCAATGCCTCTAACAGCTCGCGGCTCAACACCGCGGGCTGTTATGCTTTACAGACATGGAAGAGCGAACGTGCAACGTCTGCGGTAATTCCTTCCCGCTCGACAAGCAGCATTTCCGGTGGCGGAAGGATCTCGAAATCTTCACTGCCGAGTGCTTGGCGTGTCGTGCCAAGCAGCGGCGTGAGAGCAAGGATCGTGCGGCCCTCAAGCGATCCGAGGCTCTCAGCACAATCGAGGAGGCCGGCGTTGACCTCTTCCTCCGCTCGGCCCAGAAGGGCGGGTCGAATATCCCGCACACCGCCGAGGTGATTGAGCGGATTTTCCAGTATTTCGGCGGCGCCGGCGGCATGGCGGCCGTCATGGTGAAGCAGTACTGGGACTCAGCTCCAGGCAGCTCGGCCCGCAACCGCCTCCTCGAGACGATCTGCCGCATGGTCACGAAGAACGTGGACAGTGGCGGCGCGAAGAAGCCACTGTCGTTGTGGTCAGAGGAGGAGCTGGAGAACGAGCTGAACCAGAGGTTTGAGCAGGCACTGTCTGCATTCCAAGGGAGAACCATCAATGTCCGACCCGCAGAAGCCCTCCCGGCCCCGGAGGAAGCGGCACCCGAAAGTGAATGCGCCGCAGATCCCGAGCATACCGACCATATCCGAGTACCAAAAAGAAAGTCTCAAAGAACTTCAAAGCGAGCTGCGGGAGCGGAAGACGGAGGCCCTGCGGCTGTACAAGGCGAACGCCCAGCAGGAGCCGATCCATCAGTGCCGAGCGTCTGAAATTCTGGTCATCGGAGGCAACCGCAGCGGCAAGAGTCTTTGCACGTTTGTGGAGGACGCACGCGCCGTCACTGGTCAGGATCCTTACAAGAAGTACCCCGAAAAAGATGGCATCCTCGTCATCATCGGCCGGGATTGGAAGCACATCGGGCTAGTGGTGGTGCCGATGCTGTTCGGCCCAGGCGCGTTTTACATCATCAAGGATGAGAAGACGGGCGAGTGGCGGGCGTATGACCCAGTGAATGATGCGGCCCGCAAGTCGGAGCGGAAGCCGGCGCCGCCGCTCATCCCTCCCCGGCTTGTGAAAGCAAGTAGCTGGGTGCTGAAGAGCGCCAACTACATGCAGCAATGCACCCTTACTACTGGCTGGGTAATACACTTCTTCAGTAGTGAAGGCGAGCCGGCGCAGGGGTATCAAGCAAATCGTATCCACTGTGACGAGGACTTAAACGACGAGCGTCACATCCCCGAGGCCCAGGCGCGACTCGCGGATCGTAAGGGTGTCTTTTGCTGGAGTGCTATGCCGCACTCAACGAATAACGCTCTGCTCAATCTCAAGGAACGAGCCGACTCCAGTGAGCAGGCGCTGGGCGACAAGTCACCGATCCGGCAGTTCAAGCTTCGATTCCTCGACAATCCCTACATCGATGACGAAGAGAAGAAGAAGTCGATCGAGCGGTGGGCCGCGGCCGGCGAAGACGTTCTCCGCATGCGGGCCGAGGGCGATTTCATCACAGACTCCGTGTTGGTCTACCCCACGTTCGACATGCGGATCCACGGGATGAAGCGGGCCGAGCTGAAGGACGGGCAGATCCCATACGATTGGTGCCGGTATGCAGTGATCGACCCAGGCCACGCCGTCACGGCCATCCTGTTTGCCGCAGTCCCGCCCTCCGAGGACTTCTGGCTGGTCTACGATCAGCTCTACCTGCGGCAGTGCAACGCTCAGATATTCGGGGAACACTTCGAGAAGAAGGTGCGTGGCTGGCATTTCCATGCATTCATTATCGATGCCCACGGCGGCCGGCTCCGCGACATCGGCTCGGGCCGGCTCCCGGTCGAGCAGTACACCGAGCAGCTCGTCAAACGCAATATCCGCAGCCAGATCACCGGGGCCTCGTTCCTGGCGGGATGTGATGACATTGTCGCCCGTTGCGAATCCACCCGGAATGCCCTGCACATCCGGCCCGCCGGCACCCCGCTGCTGCGTGTCTTGGAAGGATCAGCGCCCGACCTCGAGCGTGAGATCAAGCGGTATCGGAAACAGGTGAACCATGTCGCCGGCCTGTCGATCGTCACGGACAAGCCCAACACCAAGGGGGAAGTCCATCTCTGTCAGTGCTTGGAGTACCTCTGCGCGTACCGCCCGCATTACCACCGCCCGCCGAGCCGCTCCAGCGAACCGGATCCATGGTGGGTTAAGTGGCTCGTTGAGCGAAAAAAACGGCTGACAAACGAGCAGGGTTCGTATGTCTACTTGGGGCCTCAATCTGGAGGACGCAATGAGTGATCAATGGGCGATGCCGATCCCGAACATTGGCGATGTGGTGCTGTTCAGCACAGACCTACGGGGATTTTCCGACCCGACCGTTGGCTGGGTCGCCTCAGAACCGGGTGATTCGACCATAAGCATTCTGACCTTCACGCCGACCGGCTATGTCGTGGTCAGAAATAGCGTCCATCACAAGGACGATCCAGCCCTCATGGGCGACCACGGCTGGCAGGATCTGGGGGCCTGGGACTTTGCTCCCGGCACGAAGGCGATTCGTGAGCTGATGGCACCACCAGAAAAGAGCGAGAACAAGCGTGGCCGAGAAGCTGCCGGCAAGTAATCCCCTTCGCCAGATCGTCACAACGTGGACGAAAAAGCTGAAGGCGGCGCAGGAATATAAAAAGCCGTTCAACGAAGACGCGAAGGAGGCTTCGCAGTTCTTTGACGGTGAACACAATTTTATGTGGCGGGATTCGTATGCGCGCGGCGAGCGCGGGTACAACTCCTCTATCGCACCCCCGGCCTTCAGAATTCAGCTCAACCGTGTTTTCGAGCTGGTCGAGATTTTCGCCAGCGTCATCTACCACCGGAATCCCGTCCGCACCGTGAGCGTGATGGGGCATCCGCAGTTGTCTCCCGAGGCCTTCGGGATGAACTCGCCGGCCGGCCCGATGGGGCTGACGCCCGAGCAGCAGCAGATCATGCAGATCGCGATGCAGGAGCAGGCCGAGCGAGACGGCCGAGGCATCGCCGCCAAGCTGATGGAAAGCTATCTCAACTGGAGTCCCGTCGAGTTGGACTTGAAGAAGCAGGCCCGCCGCGTGGTCAACGAGGCGATGGTCAAGGGGATGGGCGTCTTCTGGACAGAGATGACGATCATCGACACCAGCGGTGACGCCAGCCGGCCGCCGATGCGAATGGTCGGTTCGTTCTACGATTCGGTGGACAACCTCCTTATCGACCCGGATTTCGACAATCCCGATGACATGCTCTGGTGTGCGAGGAAGTGCGTTCGGCCCATGGCCGAGGTCGCCGCCACCTACAACATCCCGATCGAGGATCTGAAGAAGCACCTCGAGCGTGACGAGAACAAGCTTGGCCGCGAGCCGCGGGGTAAGAAGAAGGCCCAAGAGAATACGAACGAGCTGGTCACGTTCTGGAAAATCTACTCGAAGACCGGGACGGGCGATCGGCTCAAGGACGCCCCCAAGGAAAGCAAGGGTGTCTTCGATAGCCTGGGGAAGTATGTCTATCTGGTGGTGTGCGAGGGTGTGCAGTACCCCCTCAATGTGCCGCCGTCCGTGATGGACGAGGAAGTCGATCCGCAGCTCGGCGTCCCGCAAAGCCTGGTGGCCCGCACCTCTTGGCCCATCCCGTTTTATGCCGACCCGAACGGCTGGCCGTTCACGCCGCTCTCGTTCCACTGGAAGTCAGGGTATGCGTGGCCTATCAGTCACATCCGGCCGGCGATCGGTGAGCTGCGGCTGTTGAACTGGGCGATGTCTTTCCTCGCGACCCGGATCGCGACGAGCTGCGAAACGATGGTGGCCGTCACCAAGGCGGCCGACCAAGACATCAAAGATCAGATCCTCGCCCCCAGCGAGGGCGGGTTCAAGATTGTTGAACTGTCCGAGCTGCTCGGCCGTCGCATCGAAGATGTGATGTCGGTGTTTCAATTCCCACAGGTCACAAAGGATCTCTGGGACATCATCTCCGCGGTGTCTGATCTGTTTGCTCAACGCACCGGCCTAACTGAACTAGTGTACGGTTACACCAGAAGCCAGTTCAGAAGCGCCGCAGAAGCAACGATCAAGAACGAGAACATTTCGGTCAGGCCCGACAACATGGCGAACGAACTCGAGGACTGCATGTCCTTGTTGTCTCGCCGCGAGGCCCTGGCCGCCCGCTGGCTGCTCGAGCCGCAGGATGTCGTGCCGGTGCTTGGCCAGCTCGGCGCCGCTGCGTGGGGCCAGCATGTGATGTCCCGCGACATTGTGGATCTCACTCGCGACTTCCTCTACCGAGTGGAAGCGGGATCCGCGCGAAAACCCAACAAAGCAACCAGGGTGGAGCAGATGCAGCTCGCCGTGCAGACGCTCGGCCCGATCCTCTCTGGCCTGGTTGGTGCCGGCGTGGTTGAGCCGTTCAATGCACTTATGAAGGATTGGGCGGGTTCACTCGACATCGACCCCACCCCGTATCTCGTCCCGCAGCCGAAACCCCCTGCCGCCGCGCCACCATCGCTCCCTCCCGGTGATGGAAGTGCTGCGGCGGCAGGGGCGCCACCAGGCCTCCCGTCGCCAGAGATTCCGCAGGAACTCCAACCCTCCGTGGGCTGATGGACAAACGGCTGCGGAAACGTCAGTCGAACCTCTGGGTGCGCTATGGGATCACCCTAGCAGCATTCGAGCGTCTCGAGGCCAGAAATAGAGGTAGGTGCGAGATATGCGACCAAGCCAAGCCTCTGTGCGTAGACCATTGCCACAACACAAACGCCGTTCGCGGGCTGCTGTGCAAGGCCTGCAACTCTGCTATCGCCCTCTTGGGAGACTCTTCTGATGGCCTCCGAAAAGCTTTCAAGTACCTCGATCGCCACGATCGCCGTACCCGCGGATGTGCGAGCCGCCGGCCCCAGCGTGGTGGAATTCTTCGTGAGATTGAGATCCGAGGGGGCGACCGAGAGGTGGGCCTCCATGTGCGCCCTGCAACAGCCGCCGGGGGTGAAGGGAACGGATCGGGCGTTCATGCAGGGCCGGATGAACAACCAGCAGCTCGACCAAATGCCCGTCGATCACGCAAGAAACATCGTCACGCTGGCGAATCGCGCGGGGATCAACGTGAGCGGCAAGTACTACGCAGGCGGGCTGGCTGACGGCCGTGGGCCGGCCGACCCGCGGGCCTGGGTGTCTGGTGCGGATGACATCAAGCGAGTCGCTATGGAGCGAAACCTGACCGTTTCTGGGGCCGTGGATCACAAGGGCATCCCCGTCGAGCGTGCGAAGTCGAAGCCTCTCAGCGATCGGCTGACCAAGGAGCTGATGCAGCGGGAGCGTAAGAACCACCCCGGCATGAAGGCCGGTGAGCTGCGGGAGATGGTCGTGTCGAAGTACGGCCGGAAGGTCAAGAAATGAATACAGCTCAAGACCTCGTCTACTACCTCATCTCCGGTGCCGGCGGCGGCGCCCAGGACGGCGAGCATACTGTCGTTCGGCAGGCCGTGATCCACGGCGTCCGCGAGGTGATGCAGTGCCGGAACTGGCTTTGGCATACCCGCACGGGATCCTTCACGACCGAGCAGATCACGACCACGGCGACCGTAACGAACGGCAGCAAGAACATGGTCGTGGCTGACGCCACGGGATTTGTCCCTGGCCGGATGGTCGATGTCAGCGCCGAGTTCTTCTCCAATCCGATCCGCATCCAATCCGTGAATGGGAACATCGTCACGGTCGATGTGGCGGCCAAGCAGAATGGCAGTGGCATCACGGTCAAACCCCAGACCTACTACGATCTGCCGGCCGACCTCAAGGACATCGACTCCTTGGTGACGAACACGGTCGGCACGCTCCACTGCTACCTCTCTCCGCAGGAGTGGCAGCGGCTCGAGGTCAACACGCGGGGCAGCGGCGAGCCTTATTACTACACGATCATGCGGTCGGACAACGACCCGGATCGCTACCAAGTGCGGTTTGTCGGCGTCCCGGCCGGCGGCACGGTGGTTCACTACACCTACCGCATCACGCCGAAGCCCATCAAGTACATGGGCTATGAGCGGCTGGCCCGCCAAGGGACGGTGAGCCTCTCGCTGACCACGGCAAGCAACATCCCCACCGTCACTGGATCCGGCACGGCATTCCCGCAGGACTGTGCCAGCGCCTACATCCGCTTTGGCGCTGCCGGAATGGATGCAGACCCCGCCGGCTCGACCACACCATTCGTGATGGAGCGACGAATCGAGAAGTGGAACTCTGCAACAAGCCTCTATGTGAGCAGCGAGACGATCTACAACCGCCCCGGCCCGTATGGCATCCCAAGCCAAGACGAGTATGACGGTGGCGTTGTTGGCAATACCACGCCGTCTCCAAGCGTTCTGTACTCGAGCGAAGCCGTGACGCTTCCCGCGAACACCAAGTACGCGATCACGGATGTCATCGACGCGAGCCAGCAGATGTACACGGCGATCTTGTCTGCCTGCGACATGTGGTACGCGCGCATGGCCGGCAAGCCGTTTAACGATGCGATGGTCGTGTTCACACGCGATCTGCGATTGGCCATGGAGGCCGACATCGTGACTCCGCGTTCTGGCCATGCGAGCGGCTACAGCTACTCCACCCCGCGGTCGGCCGGTTGGTATTCCCACATGCGGCCTGACATTACATGAAGATCAGACAGTGGCTGGGTTTCAATGAGGATGCCTCGCAGTATCTGCTGCGGCCGGGGGAGCTGCGCGTCCTCAACAACCTTCAGTCACGCCGGCCTGGGATGCTGATTGCCCGCCGCGGTCTGAAGAAGATTTACGGCAAGTATGACGATGAAACCATCTACGGCCTTTACCGGCGAGCCTCAATCATCGGCAGCCCATCCGACTTCTTGTGGTTTCAGAAGGTTCGTGTTCTTCGGACGTTGACGATCAGCGAGATCACATCACTGACTGATCCGTATGAAGATGTTTGGATGGTCAGGCGGATCGACGGCAATCAGTCTCGAGTGATCGACACGCTGCCAATTTCCCAAAACGGCACAACAAACATCAGCAACTTCTGCATTGCCGAGGACAGGCACGGCAGAATGTTCATCGTCTACGGCCACGACGCCAAGCCGAAGCTCTACCGGCCGGCCGACTTGGCGAACGTCGCCTTGGAGATGGGGCTTGACGCACCGCTATCAGCCCCCTCCGTGACGCCGTCTGGCACGGGCTACTACATCGAGAGCATCGATGTGAAGAGCGGTGGCGGATCCTACTACGATCCCCCCGACATCACGATCCTCGGCGGCACCCCGGATCGGCCGGCAAAACTCAAGTCGGTGGTGCAGAGTGGCAACGTGGTGGGCGTGAACATCCTCGACGGCGGTGCCAATTACCAATCCACTCCCGAGCTGGCCGCTGCTCTCGACAAGATCGGCACGGGCTTCCGAGCCTACGGGGAAATATCCACGGCCGCCCGCGTCATCTCTGGGTTCAGTGAGACTGCTGCCGGCACTGTCACCGGCACGGCGGCCACCACCACGGAGACATACGGGGCCACCAACGGCACATCGGACAACAGCATTCTGTACCTGTCCTCGCCGCGGGTGGCAACCGAGAAGGTGCGGTCTTCTCCGACTATCACCGGCACTTACTCGCAGACCGGAACGACAGTGACCGTAACCACCAGCGTCTCGCACGGCCTGGTCACGGGGCAGAGCGTCACACTCAACTTCACATCTGGAGCTGCCACTGACGGCACGTTCACAGTCACCCGCATCAGCGCGACAAGCTTCTCTGTTCAGCGGGCCACCGCCACGACAAGCGGGAATGTTTCCATCGGAGTGCCTCTACTCACGTTGGGCAGTGTGCTGGGGATTCAAGTGGGCGACATCGTCACGATGTACCCAGCCATGGCTCCGTTCAACAGCTCAACGGTGACGGTGACCGCAATCGACTCCGCAAACTCAACCGTCACGCTATCTGTTTCAACGTGGGTGCCGGTAGCCGGCACGGCCTACGAAGCGAGTTTTTCCAGGCCGACACAGGTTCGGCAGGCGAAGGCCGAATATGACTCTGACCGCAGGAGGTTCTTCGCCAACATCCCGCTGACATCGTCATCGGCCACCGGGGCCGGGGCGCACGCGACGGTTGAGTTCTCGCCGCAACCACTTGGGTATGGTTTGAACACCGCAGGAACATCCTCCATCGCGGTCACTGACACGCTCCGGCAGTATCTCTATGGCGAGTACTGGGAAGGCTCTCTGAACGACGTTGCCAAAAGTGCCGAGAACCAGCGGTACGGCGGCTTGCAGGCGAGCGGCAGCTCATTCGTGCGGGGCTTCTCTGGCTCGGTCAACGGCCGGCGGGCAGATGTCTACTTTCCCGACTACAGCAGACTCAGCGTCTGGTTCTGCACCGGCGTCTACTCGAGCAATTTGGCAAACTGGACGCGGGCCGATGTGACTGTCACTCAAGAAACTATCGGCGGCGTGACTGCCAAGTACCTGCGGTTTCGCCTTCGACCATCCGCCAAGGCAAAGACAATCAAGAGCCTCGGCGGTGCGGCGATCTCAACGAGCCTCGACGCCTACGAAGAGTTCCCAGACGCAGTTGCTCCAGAGGTGCGGATCCCTCTCACGGAATGCCCAGAGTCGTGGGTTGTCACAGACGCGGACTGCCGACCGACGAGCGTCAAGGAGGGTAAGACCAATCGCCTCCAGTGGTGGTCGCCAACCAGCCAAGTGAGTCGGCCGATCGTTGGCATCACCCCCAGCGGCGCGACTGCGACCGCCAGCTCGATCACAATCACCGATCCCGGTTGCGGCTGGCAGCAGGGTGCCTTGTTTGCTTTCCGCATCTACCAAGCCAATCCATATGCCCAGCATGTCAATTACAACACCTCGGCGGCTCAAAGCACCGCGCGAGTTGCCCACACGCCGTACAATCGCAACGGACGCTTTGTTGAGTTCCGGCTCACAGCCAACACGCCAGACACGCTGACGCCCCACGGCCCGCCGCAGACGCTGATCACGCCGGCCCAAGTCACGATCCCAGGCGACGGCTACACAAACGCCCAGACGGGATCCCTGACGCTCTACAAGCGTGGCCTGACGCAGGATGTCACGGCGGCCACTGCGGCGCAGACCATAACGTGGACGGCCACTAACCTCCAGACGCTCTCCGCGACATCGCAGGGGCAGATTTCCCAAGTGGTGATCCGCAGCAAGGGGCGGAACTATTTCTCGCCTCCGACCATCGAGGTGCGAGGCGGCGGGCAGGGATACGGCTTGGCGGTCGAGCCTCGGGTCGAGAACGGCCGGATCGAGTCCGTTCGCATCACCGACCCTGGAGTGGGGTACACGACGCAGCCAGAGCTATTCACCTCGGCCACCGCCGCCCAGCTTACGCCCGTCATGCGGCCGACCATGCGAGGCAAGTATCGCTGCGCCTACCGATTTGTGGATCGGTCAGAAACGGTGATCAAGACGGTTACGGTGACGCGGGCCGAATCGGCCACGACGCTCACGCTTTCCGACACCACTGGCGTCAAGCCGGGGATGATCCTCGACTCCTCGTCCCTGCCGTTCAACGCACTGATCAAGAGCGTCACGAACGACCAAGTCGAGATCAATCAAGAGATCACGGCCATCTCGCTCGGGCAGTCGGCCTCGGCGCTGGTGCGGGACATGTCCAAGCCCGTCGCCTACAGCGACCTGTCGCCCATCACCGACGTTGATGCCGGCCCGAACGATGACCGCTCGCACTGCGCCAAGATGGAGTGGTCGCTCCCAGGCGTCACCCCACCGTCGCGAGCTGACATGGTGGAGTTGTGGAGGACGAGTGCAGATCAGTCGCTGGTCTACTACCGGCTCGATGTCTACGGGATCCCCGCGGCCAGCGGCGTTCAGATCATTGGCACCGATACCCTTACAGATGAGTCGCTATTCGACCCAGAGCGACCAAACTATGCCGCGATGCCGATTGTCCTGCCGAACGGAAGCGTCAACGCTTATCGGTTTGGCAAGCCTCGGGCCGACATGTCCGTGGCAGTGGCGTTCCAAGATCGCCTCTGGATGGGAGTGTCCACCAGCGGCGAGGGGGCGAACACTCTGTACTACAGCGAGTTCGATGAATTCGAGTCGATGCCCGATGTGAACGAGCTGCCGATCCAGAACAACCAGAAGTCCACCGACGTTCTCACTGCCCTGGTGCCGTTCGGCTCGATGCTCTTGGCGATGCAGCACACGCACACCTATGCGGTGCAGTACAACACCGATCCGGCCATCGACGTTTCGATCCAGATGATGTCGCACCGCGGTGTCATACATCAGAGGTGCTGGGACATTCACGAGAACGTCCTCTACGCCGCCGACGAATCTGGCATCTATGCGATGTCACGCAGCGGCGAGGTTGCCGACATCAGCATGCCCATTCGCGACTTCTTCGTGAGCGAGCTGATCGACTTCTCCAAGCGAGAGCGGTTCTTCTTGCAGTCGGATCCGAGGACGCACATCTTGCGTTTCTTCTGCTGCTTGAAGTCGAACCCAACCGACACCCCATCGATCGCTCTGTGCTTCGACATCCAAGCAAAAACGTGGTGGACAGAGTCCTACCCGAACAGCCTCACCGCAGCCTGCACCGGCCGGCCGGGGGATACGCGAATCAACACCATCCTCCTCGGGGCGGTTGACGGCCACCTCTATGAGATCGACGGCGACAGCGATCACGCCAACGACTGCATCACTGACTGCTTTGTCGAGGAGGGCGGCTCGGGCTATCGCGAAGCTCCGACCATTTCCGTTCCAAACTGCGAGGGTGCTGTAGTCCAAGGTGTCGTGAGCGAGGGACGGCTGGTCGATGTCGTGATTCAGTCTCCCGGCTGGCAGGCCAAGGGCGGGCTTGAGCTGATGACAGAGGCTGGCGACTTGATTGCGACAACAAGCGCCTCTGCGGAAGAAGACGGCCGAGTCATTGGTGGTGTCGAGTACTGCCCGATCAAGCTGCTAATCGGGCCTCCCGATCCCGGTGGCGTCCAAGCGGTGGCCTACGCAAACTTCTCTGTGACCCCTCGCGTGTTTCGAGGATGCACCGTCGCACAAGGCGAATCGTTTGTGCGTCTCGACACCGTAAGAACCGCACAGCTTCAGCGTGAGTCAAACCCACCTATTGCGACAGAATCTGGACTGTCTCTGTTTTCGCAGGGCTTCCGTGCGATCACAAGCGAGTCGCCGCCGGTCGAGGTGGGCATGGAGGCGATCGGTGACTTTATCCCGTTGAATGCATTTGTCTCTCACATCGACGGCAACAACATCTACCTCAAGCATCCCGATGGAACGCCCGTCTCCATGCTGTTTGGCGCGGCCCGCACCAACCAGGCAGGAACATCTACCGACTACCTCGAGCTGGGCGGAACGCTCATCGATGTGACGTTCCGCAAGCCATACCGGATCCACATCCCGTTCCGCATGGCCACGGGCTACATGCAGCTCGCCAACGAGGAGAACGCCAAGGGCGGCGACGGCCTTATCGACCGCTCTGTGTCGGTGGTCTACACCCCGACTCCTGGCGACAAAGAAGTCGAGCTGATCGAGCGGTTCAACGGCCGTGAGGAGATGCGGCCCAACATCGCACGGCGGTCGTTTGGCGGGCCGGGGGCGTTCATCCATCGGCAGGACAGTGCCAGCACGATCCTCAACACCAGCCGGTTCGCCTCGGCGCGTGGGTTTGCGACAGGGGTGGCCAAGGCAAAGTTCGCCAGCCGCTCGCAGACCGATCTCACGGGCGAAGACCAGCACCTCCAGATTGAGCTGTATGCCCGCCCCGAGCAGGCTAGCCCGTGGAGGCGAACAAACTTCTGGGTTCCCGACCCAAGCATCAAGTCGGAGCAGCCTTTTGTCCTGCACAGCGTATCCGTTAACGGCGTGGTGGTAGATGGCGAGTGATCTCGAAACAAGCTTGATCAACGGCGGCATCACCCCGGCTGCGGCCAAGGTGATCTCCAACGCTATCGACAACGTCGCCACCGGCAGGACGAACATCGGCCGCCAGCTCGCGGACGCCACCCCAACAAAGGCAATGCGGCTCATCGATAGCGACACCAGACGGTATGTGTTGACCAACCTCGACTACCCAACCAAGCCGGCCGGTGCCGGTGGCCCGACGCTGCCCAATTCTGACAGGCATCCGTATGAGGGGAGTCAGCCAGCATCGGCTAACCCCACGCTCGCGACCCCCGGAGTGAAGCCGGGATCGTTCGTTTCGGTGGCCAGCGGATCCGAGAACGAGGTGGCCCAGGCCGAGGTGTCGCTCAATGTGACAGACATGGGCGGCCAGCATGCAAGGCTGAACCAATCCACGGGAGCGGTGGAGGCAGTGCCGATTTCAGTGGAATTTGAACCAAAAGGTTTGTTAGAGGCAGACGTTTTCGAGGAAGCCGGTAGGACTGTCATCAAGATTCGGATCGTCAGCACAGCGATTCGGCAGTTGTTGGGCAAAAGGTTTGCTGGAAACGTGAGAACTTTCGATTCGGTTAATGGCGAGTGCGCGGGATATGTCGAGGGTAGCTTGCTAGCGCCGGGCCGAGCGTTTCTCCTCATCACCGAGTAAGCGATGCGTCCAGTACCAGAGCGACCACCTTCGATCGGGCGAGCGCCGCAAGCGGGGTTCGAGAGCAATCGATTCCCGGTTGTTGGCCCGACCGACCCCAAGGGTTTCTATCGCTCGCACATCTCCACGAAGGAACCGCTTGGCGAGTCGCTCCGCAGCACTATCGCCGCGGTCAAGACTCCGCGGCTGCAAGACATTTCGGTAATCAACACCGCCGGCAACAAATCGCGGGCCGGCCTTGCCAAGGCTACCGCAGACACCAGCCGCAACGCCGTCCTCCGGTCTGCCGACGAGTTCAACACCAAGTACCGATCGCAGGCCGAGCAGGCTCGCGCGCAGGACATTTTGTCTCAGCGACAGAACGCAACAGACCGCTTTCGCATGGATTCAGGCTTGGCCACGTTCAACTTCGACACATTTATCCGATTCACGGAAGGAGTCGAGGACATCTACGCCCGCGGCAAGCGAGCCAGATCGGCCGCCCAGGCCCAGATCACCGCGGCCATGCTCCGCATGCTAGGAGGGCTGATCTAACATGGGTTCTCCGTTCGGCGCCGGCATGCTGCCCGCTCAGTTCCAGACGCAGCAAAACTACGCCACCACGTTCTCGGGGCCAATCAAGCCGAACGAAGACTACGCGCGATCGGCTCGCAACGAGTCGATGGCCAAGGCTGCTTTCGGCGGCGACCAGAGGCAGTTCAGCGGGCAGATGGGCAAGGGCGTCCAGGCTGGCTCGAAGATGTCGGATTTTCGCTCTGGTCTGCTCGCGGACGCCGAGGCCGGCAAGGGCTACGCCCAGGCGCAGCAGGACATGCTCAACATGTACGCTGGGCAGAAGGCCCCGGAGCTGGACTTCCAGCAGAAGCTTGCTGGCGAGCAGGGCTGGCTGCGTGATCTGCTGCTCGACCGCGACGATGTTCGCAACCGCGAGCGAATGGCGGCCTACAAGCGCAAGGCCGATGTGGATCTCCAGCGCTACGATCGAACGATGCTGGACGCCCAGCAGTCTTGGGAAAATGCGGCGACTATAGCCGGAGCCTTGATGTAGGAGTACATGCGATGGAATGGAACATTGACTTGGCCGATCTGAAGGAAAGCGCCGTTCGCCGGATGCTGCGCGAGGCGATCTCTACGGAGAAGGATCGCTCGCTTCCGCTGCACAAGCGTGGCAAGCAGAAGCTCGAGGTCGAGGACGAATCCACCGAGGAAGCCGACGAGGAGAACGAGAAGCTCGTTGAGCTGGCCGAGGAACACGGGGAGCCGAAAGACATCCCCATGACGAATGAAGACGTTTCGGAGGAAGCCGGCGACAAGCTGACACCCCCGAAGAAGACGGCCGCCAAGACGGTAGCCGGCAAGAAGATCGGTAAGCCGTACACCCCTTCGTGAGGCCCGTAATGCTTCCTCCCCGCAAGCCCGCCATGCCGACACCAGACCTTGAGGGCCAGCTCCTCGAGGATCCGCCGGAAGACATGATCCCGGCCCGCAATGCCAGGGCGGTAGAGGCCATCACGGAAGAGCTGCTGATGCGTATGCAGTTAGCCTCCCCGGAGGAGAAGGCCCAGCTCGCGGAGCTGCTCGCCAGGGTGAACGCCGAAGCCGACCCGACGAAGCCTGGTGCCGACGCCACCATGACGCAGCCGTTCATGGACGCCCTCTCGCAGCTCCCCCCGGAGGCGCGCGACGAGTACATGCAGATGGCGGGCGGCCTGCCGATGCTGATGGGCGACGAGGCGATGGATGACGGCTCGCGGTACGAACCGCCCTCCTCGGGCCTGCCCAACGAGATGCCGATGCCGATCCCAGAGGGCGCACCCTCGAGCGGCCGGCCCGACACAATTCCTGCGTATATGGCTCGCCAGCAGGACATGCCCTCGACAGGTCAGGGGCAGGGACTTGATCTCATGGCACTCATGGGTGGCGGGAATATGCCGCAGCAGCCCATGAACATGGGTAGCGGCCAGCGTTTCCTCGGCGGCCTCATGGGCTAGGAGCTTTTCAGTGGCAACACCGAAGTCTGTTACGAATGCGGGCGAGGCGGCAGGCAAGGGCGGCAAGGCAGCTCGGCGTGGGGCCGGCGGTTCTGCCAGCCGCCCCGCGGCTAATGCCGATGACGCAGCTCGCTGGGTGAAGCGGGCAGACGAGCTGGGCATCGATGCGGTTGCGGCCCGACAACTGGACGAGGAGCTGATCCCCGCGTTGGAAGCGGCCGGCCTGCGCTCGGAAGCCAAAGAGGCTCTCAAGGCTGACGATCCTCATGCGGCGGCCCAGCAGGCCATTGCTGACGCGCGTGGGGCGTATGCGAAAGCGCTCAGTGATGCCAACGCGAAAACAGGTGGGCGGTATGCATTTTCGCCAGAGCAGATTGAGGGCATGAATCTGCGCGACTTGAAGCAGACGGCGAGGGATGCCACCGATGCCGCCAAGAAGGGAACGCCAGCCCCGAGCCGGATCCGCGGTCAAGACCCGAACGCCACCGACACCGTCGAGACGAACGTCCCAGATCCGCAGCAGACCGCCTCGACGCCGACCCCGATGCCGGAAATCCCTGCCGCCGGAAAGCCTCGCATGACGCCGCAGGAGCGGTTCATGGCGACGTTCCCGTTCTCGCAGGACTCTTCTGCCCCGCCTGCCGGTGGCTTCCAAGACACCGTGGCCGGCCCCGCTGGCGACTTCCAGGCCACCTCGACTCCCGGCGGCGGCATCACGCAGCCTTTTATGGCCGATGCTGGCTCGCCACGGCCGAGGACGCCGCCGATGGTGGAGATCGACGCACAGATCCGCGGCGTCAAGCAGCCCAAGCAGCGAGAGGCGAAGCCGCCGCGTGCGCAGGCGCTCGAGGCGATCCAGCTCGACCCTGGTGCCGTGCAGCTCAACGCCGGCTCCCCCGGCTCGCCGGCCGATCTCGGCGGCGGGCCGATCGTTGTTGGATCGGACTTCGCACCCGGCCGGCCGGCAGGGGTGGTGGACGCCACGCAGACCCGCCAGCCCGCCAGCCCGAGCGTCCAGCGCCCCCAACCGAGGGACTTGGAGAAGCCCGCGGCGGATGGCCCCAAGGGGCCGTCGCTCTCGGAAACAGATCCCCTGCTTCGAGCTGGTGCCGGGGCGGCTAGTGCGGCCAAGTACGTTGCTCAGAACATGTGGCCCACTGCGATTGGGGCCGGCGCTGTTCTGGGCGGGACGGCCTACGGCCTCGGCCTGTTCGGCGGTGGTAGGCAGCAGCAGCCGCCGCAGCAGCAGCGTGGATCTGCTCCCGCAGGGCCTCCGGTCATCGTCATGCCGCGAGAGGCGATCCAGCAGTTTGAGCGGTCGATGCAGCGGCCGGCACCTGTTCAACAGCAGCCCCCTGCCCCGCCGCAGCCAGCCCGCCCAGGTTCGCAGCAAAGCACTGACATCATCCGCCAGCTCTCGGGGAGAATGGCTTGATGGATCTCTCACCCCTTCCCGGCGAGCAAGTGCCATCTGGCGAGTACCAGGGCCTGCCCGAGCCGCCTGCTCACCAGACGAAGGAGCAGCCGGCCGAAGCTCCGCTTGGCGGCGTCAACGAGATGGATGCGCTGCGTTGGGCATTCAATTTTCTCAGGAGCTTTCCTGCTGACAGGCAGCAGCAGCAGGGCGACACAATGTCCTACCCAGAGGTGAGCTGATGGCCGATCCAGTAAAAATCTCCGAACTGCCTGCGATCACAAGCGTTCAGCCGAACGACATCATCCCGATCGTTGACTCCGGTCTGACGCAAACCAGCAAGGCCACCGCAGCTCAAATCTGTGCGGTCGGCGGCGGCCCCCCTGGCGACGGCACTGTGACCGAGTCCAAGCTGGGCAACGGCGCCGTCACTGCGGCCAAGACGGGCTTCACGGCCCCCGACAAGCTCATCAGCCGCACTGCCTCGGGAGCTGGTGCTGGCGTAGAAATCGCCTGCACCTCATATGCTCGCGGGCTGCTGGCCTCGGCCGACAGCGCTGCTGCCCTGGCCCACCTCAACGGCTTGCAGAGCAGCAACTCACCCACGTTCACCGGCACCATTACGGCCGCCGCCATCACGGCGAGTGGCGTGATTACAGCGAACGGCGGCATCAACGCCACTTCCGCACTGGCGATCTCGTCTGCGGGCGTGGAGCGATTCCGCGTCCTTGCCGATGGGAACTTTGCGGCCCGCGTTCCGACCGGGGCTGTGTCTGCCGGGGACTATCCGGCCGGCATGCACCCTGCGTTCATGTGCCGTGCGTGGGTGCGATTCTCGGGAAGCACCCCAACCGTCTGGGGCAGCGGCAACGTCACCTCCGTGACCCGCGTCAGCCTTGGCATTTATCTGGTGAACTTCACCGTCCCCATGCCCGACGCCAACTATGTGACGCATCACTCTGGTGCGCCCACGGTGGTGTTCACCAACGGCTTTCTGATTCACAGCGTTACGGGTGTCGCGTACCCGAACACCACATACAGCCAGAGCCAAGTGGCAATCGGCTGCTTCTCGCCGTTCGACAGCACCGATCGCGTGGATTCCTCCAACTCCTTTATCTCCGTTTTTAGGTAGTTACATGTCACAGATGATCATTTACCCGAACGACGATGGCGGCCTCGCGATGGTTCTGCCCGCGCTGAACTGCGGGCTGACCGTCGAGGAAATCGCCCGCAAGGACGTTCCCGCAGGCAAGCCGTTTCTGATCGTGGACAACGATGATCTCCCCGAGGATCGGGCGTACATGGATGCGTGGACTGCGGACTTCACCGAGCCGGGTGGGTACGGCATCGGCCACGAGGCGTGGTTTGCCGAGCAGGCCGCCAAGGGAGGCAACTGATGGGACTCGTCACCGTTGATCCGCTGAAGAAGGCCGCACTTGACCGCAAGGCCGCATTGCGAGAAGTGGACGCCTGGTTCTCCACGGAGATCGCCCACGGCTACACGACCGATGGCGGCTGGACGCTCGGGCTGACCGCGGCTGATGTCACTCTCCTCACGGGTCAGTTCGTCTTGGCCAAGGAGGCAGCCGCCGCCGAACTCCCCCTGCCTCCTGTGATCGACACCGATGGCGTGGCACACCAGCTCTCCATCTCGGAACTCACTGCTCTGATGCTGGCCTACGGCGCACATCGAGCGGCCATCTCGACAGAATACGCCGCGCGGAAAGCCGCTATCGAGGAGTAACCCATGGCAGTCTGGAAGCAGAGGCGCGGCACGGCCGCCGCACTAGCCGCTGCGAACGAGACGCCAGCGGCAGGGCAGATCATTGTCGAGACAGACACCAATCGTCTGAAGGTTGGTGATGGTGTCACGCCCTGGAACTCGCTGGGGTACATCAACAACGACATCGTCATCGGGGACGTTACGGGCTTGCAGGCCGCCCTCGATGGCAAGGCAGCACTCTCGCACACTCACACGGTCAGTGCGATCACCGACCTCACCGCCACGCTGACCGCAGGCTATGCCCCGCTCGTCCACCAGCATGAAGTCAGCGCCGTCACCGGCTTGCAGTCGGCTCTCGACGGCAAGGCCAGCTTGGTTCACACGCACACCGCATCGGCCATAACCGATCTCGGCACATCCGCCACGCGAAACGTGCCGGCCTCGGGCAATGCCACCAGCTCACAGGTCGTGATTGGGTCGGACACCAGGCTCTCCGACCAGAGGATCCCGACCGATGGCAGCGTTACGGCGGCGAAGCTCAACTCGTCACTCCGCATTGACGAAGGGGTGGTGATCTAATGCCCCCGGCCGTTCAACATCGTCGCGGCACGCTCGCTGCACTGACCGCAGCCAACGAGATTCCGTTCGCCGGTCAGATTTATTTTGAGTCAGACACGAACAAGCTCAAAGTAGGCGACGGGGTCACTGCATACAATTCGCTGCCGTACATCGTGGGCGGTGCTGCCACCGGGGCCGGGGCATCCGCCATCAACGCGGTGCTGGACAGCCTGACGTTCAACGGCGTGACCACCACGTTCGGCCTGACGATTGGCTCAGTCGCCGCTACGCCCAACTCCGCTGCCTCGCTGCTGATCGTACTCAACGGCGTGGTGCAGCGACCGGGCGTGGCTTACACGGTCAGCGGCTCTCAGATCACATTTAGTGCTGCACCGGCGGCGACCGACACATTCTTTGGGGTGTTCCTTGCCGGTGACAGTGCGGTGTTCAGTTCGCCAGCCACGATCACCTCGACGCAGAACAACTACTCGCTTGCCACCGGGGCCAGCCACGTTCGACTCGCTGGTGATGCGGCCCGCACGATCACTGGCTTCGTTGCCAACGCAGGATCGTCTGTCACGCTCCACAATACTGGCAGCTTCGGCCTGACCATTGCCCACGAATCCGCTTCGTCTGTCGCCGCTAACCGGGTGATCTCACCCACTGCGGCCGACTTCACGATCCCGGCCAATAGCAGCGCCACGCTAACCTATGACGCAACATCTGCTAGATGGCGGGCGACGGCGGTAGTGCGATCCGTAATCGAGTCATGGTGGGCTGCATCCGCCGACAAGACCAAGCTCGACGGGATTGCCACCGGGGCTACGGCAAACGCCACCGATGCACAGCTTCGTGACCGCTCGACGCACACCGGGACGCAGACGATCTCGACTGTCGCGGGCTTGCAGACCGCCCTCGACGGCAAGCAGCCTAGTGGGTCATACGCTGCGTCTGTTCACTCGCATGTGATCGGTGACACGACGGGCTTGCAGGCCGCGTTGGATGGCAAGCAGGCCGCTGGAAGCTACGCCGCATCAACGCACTCCCACATCATTGGCGACGTTACCGGACTCCAGACCGCTCTTGATGGCAAGCAGGCGTCCGGCTCATACGCCGCAGCCACGCACACGCACACGATTGCCAATGTCACCGGATTGCAGGCCGCTCTCGATGACAAACAGGTGGCCGGATCGTATGCCACTCTGGTAGGTGGCCGAGTGCCGGCCGAGCAACTGCCGAGCTATGTCGATGACATTATCGAGAAGGATAACTTTTCGCAGCTTCCCGCTTCGGGCGAGGAAGGCAAGATTTACATCACGATCAACGACAGCAAGCTCTGGAGATGGGGCGGCACTGTCTACGTTCAAGTGGGTGGCAGCGGTGGTGGAGGTGGAGGTGGCCCAGCCAATACCGATGCCCTAACTGAAGGCACGACAAACCTCTATTTTACCAACACCCGCGCCACCTCTGCCGTGCAATCGCAGCTTGATGCGAAGGCTCCGCTCGTCCACACGCATGTCATTGCGGATGTGACGGGCTTGCAGTCGGACCTCAACAACAAGGCAGCACTGTCGCACGCCCATGTGGTTCAAGATGTAACTGGACTCCAAGCCGCGCTCGACGGGAAGCAGGCTTCCGGTAGCTATGCGAGTGCCACGCATACCCACTCCGCCACCGACATTGTCAGCGGCACAGTCGCTACGGCGAGACTTGGCAGCGGCACGGCTAACAGCACAACATTTCTTCGCGGCGACGGCTCGTGGGCTACGCCTGCTGGCGGCGGCGGCTCTGGCGGCGGTTCTTCGTCAGCTAGCGACCTGACCTCTGGCACCGTCGCCAATGCCCGCCTCACGACTCGCGCACGCGCGAGCATGAACCTCTACCTCTGGTCTGCTTTCCGATAGGAGTTTCTCATGGCTGCTGAACCAGCATTTGCCGTCACGCCCCGCATCGCCACCGTCAACATCGCCACCGCGAATGCCAACCGCGACGGCACCGGCACGGTCGCTACGCTCATCACAGGAGCCAGCACCGGCACCAGAATTGCAGAGATCGTCATCAAGGCCCGCGTTACCACCACGGCCGGTCAGGTGCGAGTGTTTCTGCACGATGGCACCAACTTCGTCGCCTTCGATGAGATCGCGGTTGCTGCCGCCACTGTTTCGTCCACCGTGCAGGGGGCGAGGGTCAGCACTACATACTCCAACCTCGTCCTGCCCAACGCAAGCTGGAGCGTGCGAGTCTCTACTGACAAGGCGGAAAGCATTGACGTTACCGCATTGGGGGCCGATTTGTGAACGCAGGCGTAATCGAGCTACAGCATGCGCCTCCACTTATGCCTCGCGGGCTGCTGGGTGCGCCCACTCCTATTCCTCGCATCGACAGCCGTCCAAGTGGCTTTGATCCGCAATCCATCTCCGGTCTAGCGTTATGGTTTGATGCCACGGAGGCTTCCACCATAGTCGCGCAAGGCGACGGCTCCGTCTCCGAGTGGCGCAGTAGAGTTGGTGGGTTCACATCGTCTGACATTGAGTCCAGCAGGAGGCCCGTGCGAGTGTCCTCCGCAATCAATGGTCGCCCCGCACTGCTCTTCGACGGCCTCAACGACCGCCTTCAGACTAACTACAGCGCAAGCCGTCTCACTGGCTTCGTTACATACGCCGCCGCCGTGCTGCCGTCCTCGCGGGTGTTCACCAATTCTTTTCCGGCTGTGATTTGCGCAAGAGCTTCCGGGCTTGCTAGTGGGCTGTTGGTCAACCCTGACACAAAAAGGTGGGCTGTTATTCACCGAGCCGGCCTATACACCAGCACGGCTGGCTCCGTAGCGACTCAGACACCGACTCGCGTAGTAGCCACCTTCAGCCCTACGCTTTTGCGAATACGGGCTAACGGGCGAATTGGCCGCGAGGCAGTCACTTCCATCGCTGGTAGCCAACAAAACGGCACCTTCGTCATCGGCCACGACACCGACACAACCACCCGCCATTGGCACGGCATGATCGGTGAGATTCTGGTGTGGTCACGGACGCTGACTGAAATCGAGTTGGATCAGGTGGACTCTTACCTCGCCAGCAAATGGGCCATCGGAAGTTAACCAATGACACGCACACGCATCACAACGGACGGCATCACTGACGCCACTGTCACCACGGCGAAGATCGTGGACGCTGCTGTGACCACGGCGAAGCTGGCCGACTCAGATGTCACCACCGCGAAGATCGCTGACTCTGCGATCACATCTGCCAAGCTCGCCGCCGATTCGGTAATCACGGTGGACATTGCGAACGGCAACGTCACTTACGCCAAGATTCAGAACGTGTCTGCCACCGACCGGCTGCTTGGCCGCTCGTCTGCTGGGGCCGGGGTGGTAGAGGAGATCATATGCACCGCACAGGGACGGGCATTGATCGATGATGCGACGGCGGCTGACCAGCGCACGACGCTGGGCCTTGGCACGATGGCCACTCAAGCAACGACCAGCTACCTCGCCGTGGCTGGTGGCACCATGACCGGGCAGCTTGCCTCCACTGCTGGCTCCGCCGCCGCCCCTGGGCTGGCCGTCAGCGGCGATACCAACACGGGCCTCGCTCAGATCGGTGGTGCCGACACGCTGGGGGTGGTGACCGGCGGCGTGGAACGGTGGCGAGTCGGATCGGACGGCTCCGCGCAATCCGTGATCCCCGGCGGCTCGACGCTCCTGCCACAATTCCAATGTCGAGCATGGGTGACTTTCGATGGCACCCGCGACACGACCGGAGCCGCATCGACCGCCAACACCAATCGCCTTATCCGCGCCAGCGGCAACGTGACATCGGTCCTGCGCAACGCACTAGGCGACTACACGATCACCTTCACCACGGCCATGCCGGATGCGAACTACTGCGTCACCGGAACGTGCGGAACGGGCGCAGCCAACGGAACTCCTACCGCCATGCGGCCGGCTGCGGCCGCCGCCGGAACCCTGCGACTCACTACCGTGTTTGCGAATGCCACAGCATTTGGCGTATTCGAGGCCGACTTCGGCTACGTTGCGATTTTCCGCTAGGCCGATTCCGGGCCACCGAGAGCCATAAACCGGGGTAGGAGAAAATCATGGCAGGGCCACTAATCGAAATGTTGCAGGGGTTGCGTGCGCGGCGGCAGAGGCGCCTGGCCGGCTGGGGCGGCGGCGGCACCCCAGGAATGCGGGACATAATCAACCCGCTCGACTCGCAGGACATGGCCGATCGCTCGCAGGGAGTTGACATCAGCAGCTCCATGCCTGGAGTCAGGCTCGAGACGCGAATGGCCGAGCCGGTTGCGGAGTCGTTTGCCACGGCCCAGCTCCCCCAGGCGGCGGCCAGCTCGACGGTTGCGGCCCCCGAGGCGGCTCCCCAGATGGAGGAGCGGTCGCCGTTTATGACCGCGGCCGGCAGCAATGCCCGCGCCCAGCCGGTGTCCGGTTCGCAGTACCCGCAGCAGCGGCAGTACTTTAACGCGCCCCCCGTCTGCACCGGACCAAACTGCCAGCAGGGTGAGAGGGTGATCAGCGAGCGGGTCACGCATATCAACGGCGTCCCGGTCGGCGGTGCGCAACAGGCGGCTCTTGGGCAGGCCGGCCCCGCGACTACGGCGACAACGACCGTTGCACCAGCCGATCCGTTCACGCAGTTCCAAGAGAACTACAAGCAGTTTGCAACCGACCCGAAAAACGCCAACTGGATGATGGTCGCGAAGTCTTCTGTAGACCAGGCGAACGGCTACTTCAAGCTTTCGCAGACGGCCGGAAGCATTGCGGAGAAGCAGTACTACCGCAAGCTGGCCAACACTTGGGGCATGGAGGCGGCCAATGCAATGAAGGCCTCGATCATGCAGGCCGATGCACAGAAGCGGCAGAGTCTCGTGGAGCGCCAGCTCAACAGAAACACCATCGGCGGGCAGACCTCCGAGATGGTTGAGTTCCTGACGCAGTCAAACCCGGAGTACGGCCCGGATGACAGGGCGGCTCTCTACGTTGGAAAGCTTCGTCAGTTGACCGGCCAGCCGGCATACGAAAACGACGAGCAGATGCGATCTGATCCGCAGTACATGAAGGCCAGGGGCATGGCCCACGCCGGGGAAATCGCAACGCTGGCCGCCAACAACTTCGCTTCTCGCGAGGATCATCTGCCGTTCGGAACTGAACAGGATCGAGGAATCGACAACGACGCTGCATGGTCGCGGGCGCTCGGCTATTACGGCACCATGCCGTTTACCGATGCTGCTGCGGAAATCCGTGGTCGCTTCGTTCCGGCCTACACTCGAGCGCTGACCGACATCAACGCAACAAGGCCGCAAGACGAGCGGATTACGCCCGAGCGCATCCAGAGCGCCGCTCATGCCACCGGCAAATACTTGGAGTCACTGATCTACCACGAACAGAACCCCGAGTGGGCGCAGTCGCCCGAGCCTGCTGCAAAGCCGCCTGCCCAACAGGAGGCACCGCCGCCGGCACAAGGTGGTGGATGGTTCCAGTTCTCGCCGTCTGCTTGGGGCGGCACCCCATCTGGAGGCAATTGATGTCAGCTCTCATCCCAGCTCTGATCCAGCTCGCGATGTCACGGGGCCGAGGCGGCGGTGGCGGCGGTGGTGGCGGCGGTAGCCGCGGTGGTGGCGGCGGTAGCCGCGGTGGCCGTGGTGGATACTCCAGGGGCGGGTACGGGCGAGGCGGCGGCGGTCGCCAGCCGTTCGACCCGCAGGCGCATCTCGACAAGGAAGCGTCGAAGGACATGATGGACGATCCATTCGACACGGGGATGGACAGGGCGCAGTCGCAGTTCTGGGACGGCATCTTCAAGGCGTATTCGGGCCAAGTCGAGCTGCCCGAGCCAGAGATCCCCGATCCGTTCAAGCCTCCGAAGAAGTCGAGGGATGACGAGTAATGTTTGGCCTACTCTTGGGTGGTCTTCTTGGTCGAGCTGCTGCCGGCGGCGCGGCCCGCGCTATGGCCAGCAGGCCGCTGCTGGGCGGTCTGATGTCGCGGCGCGCCGGTGGGGGGGCCGGTGGTAGCCCCGGCGTAGGAGGCACCAGCTCACCAGGGCCGTCAGAGCAGGCCACCACGATCAAGCAAGCGCCGCCCGAGGCCACCGCCCAGCCCGCTGCACAGCAGGCCGAAGCAAGGCAGGAGGCTCCGCAGCCGCCGGCCGAGAAGCCCGTGGTGAATGAGGTTGCAGAGGGCCTCTCCGAGCGTCCTACGCTGCAAGAACAGAAGCCCCAGCCCAGCAACCCCACGACTCCGGTCAAGCCGCTAGAGGGGCTGCTAGACAATCCTGCGGCACCGTCACCGCCGCAGCCGGTGGCCGGCACAAAGATCGACGCTCCGCAGCCGATCGCCTCGACGGGGCCAGGCCCGCAGGCCACGGCCACGCCGATGGAAGACACCTTCCCCAATTCGCCAGACATTGCTCCCGCGTTCCTTGCCGACCGCACCAGCCAGCTCCCGCCGCGAACGACGTTCGTAGCACCGGACGGGAATCCATCGAAGGCGATCGACACTTCGACCAAGGTGAACAACAGCAGCCCCGGCTACTCCACCGTGGGCATGACCACACCCTCTTCCGCGGCCCCGCAGTTCTCCTACTTGAGGCGATAGCATGGCCACCGGATTCCTCATGCCGCTGCCGTCTGACCCGGATCCGCAGCCAGCCGGCCGGAAGCGGAAGGAGTACCTCCCCGAGGCAGAAGCACAGTCGATGCTTTCCGACTTGGGCAAGTCTGCTTGGGGTGCGGTCGATGTGGCAGGCCGCATTCTCGACTACCCCGGTGCCATAGCTCGAGGAGTGCTGGCCGGCGATCCGACATCGGGCTTTAACTGGGATTGGGACAAGCGAGTCTCGGGCGAGGAGCTGCTCGACTCCTACGGCCTGGTGGGCAAGGATGCCAACCCATATGCGAAGGCCGGGGCTGGCTTCGCTGTTGAGATGTTGACAGATCCATTGGCGTGGGCCACGTTCGGATCCTCTGCTTTGTCCAAATCGGGCAAGGCGGCGCAGGCCGCTGGCATCCTCGACTCTGCTCCGCTCGCCGCACAGAAGCGAATGGGCGTGGACGCCGTTAAGAAGACGTTCACCGGCAGCAGGGCCGACGATGCATTCGCTGCCCTTGAGAGGGAGGGCATCAAGCGGTCGGACGATATGTACCGCATGCGGCCACTCCTCGGCCCGCGGTACTCGCAGGCCACGACCACGCTGGATGAAACCATCAAGGCGTCCAAGGATCCCATTCGGGCCATGGACGATGTGGTCAAGTATCTGAACAAGAACGGCCTCAATTACGATGACCTCAAAGATCAGAAGTTAGGCGGCGCGTTCGGATTGGGCTTCATGTCGCCGTGGGTGACGTTCACGCCGCCAGGAGGACTCAAGGCGCTCGACGCTCTCGACGCCGTGGGGCAGGCCACGAAGTGGTCTACGCCCATGCGTTATGCCGCCTCGTTCGTGGATCAGCGGGTGGCCGGCCAGACCGGCGCCGCAGACCAGCTCTCGGCCATGCGGAACTTTGAGATGCGGAAAGCCGCCGAGAAGGTTGGCCGCGAGAAGGCAGTCGATCATGCGATGACGCTGGCCGGCATCGAGGTCACGCCGCAGGCCGCCGCCCTCCTCGGATCCGACACCTTGCTCTCGCCGCAGGGCAACGACTTCCTCACCCGCGTCTTCGAGAACGTCCCGACAAAGAATGACCTCCAGATCAAGTCGATGCTCCCCGGCATCGACAAGGCCTATCAGTCGTGGGATGACATCCGGCGGCTCAACGTGGACGAGGCTCGCAAGCTGGGCATGCGGATCAACCCATACGGCGATCGGTTTGGCGTCCTCTACTCGCCGCGGTCTGGCTCCGAGTTTGACTTTCAAGACTTCCAGCAGGGGATCAGTCGGTCGCTGTTCTCGACCTCGAGTGCCGAGGGCTACAGCCGCCGCATGCATCTGATCACCCCAGGCGGCACAGACGATCTCCGCGAGATATCGATGCTGCCCAACGTCCGCGCCCACGCCAAGGCCGGCGTCGATTCGCCGCTAGCCAACCAGCAGATTGGCCAGGAGATCGCGGAGTTCATCAACAAGAAGCATGGCTACGATGCCATCACGGACGAGCAGGGCCAAGCCATCGCCCGCACCATGATGCGCATCAACAAGGATCTCCCCGACAATATCCCAGCGTTTGCCCAGCACCCACTCAATGCCCAAGCCCGGAACATCGTCAGCCAAGAGATGGCGAGGTCGAACGCCCGGTTCATCTATGACTCGCTGGCAGATGCTGCGATCAGCGCCGATGCCAACACGCTGGCAGGCGGTAGGTTCCGACCGCTCAACACGGCACTGAACGACATCGCCGGCAAGACGGGCCTGCGTGTCAGCGGTGGCGAAGCGGCTGGATCGGTGCAGCGAAACGTGGTTGAGCGGATCGCCGCCAAGATGGGCGTGGCCCCCGATGCCGTTGACCTCTCCAAGATCGCGATCCCCGAGGCGGTGTACGGCCGACTGACCAAGCTTCAAGACTTCTACTCGTCGCCCGCCGCGCTCGATGAAGTCGGCAATCTTTGGAACAAGTTCACAAGCCTGACCAAGGGCAGCCTTTTGGCCTGGCCCTCGCGACATCTACGCGATGCCTACTCAAACGTCTTCTCGATCTTCCTCGAGACGGGCAGCGCGCCCGACACGTTCGCCGGCATCCAGCTCGCGAAGAAGATCATGGCCGGCGGGTTCGATGAGGTGGCTGGCGAGATTGCCAAGTTGCCCCAGTACCAAGGTATCGCAAATCGCGATGCACTGAAGCAGGCCTTCATGCGGGACGTTGGCGGCGAGGGTGTGCTGACCACTCTCTCGACCTCCGACCTCCTCACCACCTCGCGGGCCGGCGACCTCGATCAGCTCCTCCCTGGCACCACGCCCATGCGGCGAGGCGATTTCCTCAAAGAGCTGATGCCTGACGGGACTCGCAATCCGGCCCAGATGGCTCGGGACTTCTTCACCATCCGCAACGTCACCGATCAATACAAGACACTCAACCCGATTCTTAATGCATCGCAACGCTACGGTGATTGGAACGACAGTGTCGGCCGGCTCGGCGGATACATCAGCCTCCTTCGCCAAGGGGTGTCTCCCTCGGAGAGCGCGCGCCGCATGCGCGAGGCTCTCGTGGACTACTCAAGTCTCACGCCCGTGGAGAGGCACACGATTCGGAACGTATTTGTTTGGTGGGCATACAACAGCCGCATTGGCAAGTTCGCCGTGCAGTCGCTGTACAACAACCCCGGTGGTCGCTACGCCCAGACCATCCGCGGGATGAATACGCTCCAGCGATCTGATGAGAAGCACTACGTTCCCGAGGCCTTGCGGCAGCAGCTCGGCATCCGCATCGGCAAGGGGGATGCCGTGTCGGATGCGATCCGCCGTGTGCTGGCGATTCCCGAGGACGCACAGACCGACACATACTTGAAGGACATCGATCTCCCAGGCATCGATGTGTTGTCATTGTTCGCTCCCGGCGACATAAGGGCCACGGCCGGCAACCTCGCCAACGCGATGCACCCGACCATCCGCACCCTCGCGGAGCTGGCCACCAACCAGGATCTTTTCAGCAAGCGTCCTCTCGATGAGGCCGTGGCCCCGATCGATCGCCTCTGGATGCGGATGTCTGGATCGCAGACCGGCGTGAACCCCACGCTCAAGGCTCTGATCAACAACGTGCCAGGGCCGCAGCGTCTGATCGGCTTGGCCGGCGGTTTGTCCGACCAACGCATCCCGTGGGATCAACGGTGGCGTAAGCAGCTCGGCAACGCCACGCTCGGCGTGAAGTTCCAAGACGTTGACCCTGACTACTGGATGCAGGAGGCCCGCCGCAAGAATGCAGAGCGTATGAAGGGCTATGTAAAGAAGGGCGGCTACTACTTCCTGCCCAAGGATCAGCGGGAGACTGCCCCCGAACACATCAAGAAGGCCTTCGCGTTGGAGCAGTACCTCGCCCAGCAGCAGCGACTCAAGAACCAAGAGGCGAAGAAATGAGCGACATCATCCGACAGGCACGGGCGATCTACGGCCCAGCATACGACCAGATGCTCGAGGAGGCTGGCCGCATCCGGCACGAATACGTTGCCCAAGGCGGGCGACCCGAGGATGTCTATTCCCCGGAGCGGGTCGAGGCCTTCGCGCAGGGGCGATCCGGTGAGCTGGCCGGCGCCACCACCAGGGAAGACGGCTCCATCGCCGGCCCGTATGTGCCGACCGAGCTGGCCCTCGCCGCCGGCCTCATTGAGCCGCGGGCTGTTCCGGCCGTGACCGAGGCCATGAACAAGGGGATCCACACCGTCAGCTCCGGGTTCGATCCAGACAAGCAAATCGGTTTTGCAGTTGGGCGTGCGCCCGATGGCCGTGTCATTCGAGTAGAGAGGTAGCTATGCCCAATCCTTATGACCAGATGCAACCGCCTTCTGACTACGGTACGCCTTTTGACGGCTACCGTCAGAACCAGATGGCCATGATGAACGACATCTTCCAGTACAAGCGGAAGCCACGCGAACAGAGAATGATGGAAGACATCACTCAGTACACGCCGAAGCCCCGTGCGGTTGATGCGGCACAGGGCGGGCCGTACAGCACTGACCGGCAGCGTATCCTTCGCGGCCTAATGGATAGCTACGAAAACATGGGCCAGGAGAACCCCCCTGCCAAGATGCAGGGCGGCATGGGTTCGTTTGATCTCAGCCATCCGATGTACCGCGGGGGCATGTTTTGAGCGACATCATCCGCCAGCTATCCCGTGAAGTGGAGCGCGAGGCCGCGGCCACCCAGCGAGAGATCAGCCGCATGACGCGAGCTGTGCGTGATCAGTCGTTCGCCCCTGTAGGTGGCTATCGGCCGGCCAACATCCTGCCCACTAGCAGCGTGAACATCCCGGCCGGCGTCAGCATCACAATTAACGGGCCGCGGTTCCCATGAGCGACATCATCCGCGAGCTGGTTTGCAACCAGCCCAAGCCGACCCCTGGCCACAAGCGGTACTCGCATGTTGTGAAGGCATGCAAGGACGGCAAGGAAAAGATCATTCGCTTTGGTGAAGCGGGAGTTGAAGGCGTACCAGAAAACGCTGTATCGACCAAAGACCAGAAGAGGCGGGCCGCCTACTACGCGCGCAACAATGCCGTGAATCCCAACCCCGATTTCTTTTCCGCCCGCTACTGGGGCCAACGCTCGAAGTGGTGACCAATGGATAACTGGATACAGAAGCAGCAGTCTGGCATGAAGCGCCGCCTGTTCAGCGACGGCAGCGACATGTCTCTCGAGATGCTTGAGGGATCCAACGCACTGGACTCCCGCGTGCAGCCACGGCTACTCGACCGGCTCATGGATGAACCCAAGCCGTTCCACGAAACCATCATGCCAGATCGCATGCGCGGGATGATGGTGCCAGTGCCGGGGCAACAGCCGCTGCAAATCCTGGCACCACCACTCCCCGCGCCGGCGAGGCCCCAGCTCCAGAGCGTGCTGAAGCGGTAGTCACCTCGGCTTCCTAATCGGGGGAGGCGACATCGGTATCGCCGCCTGGGTGGCATCGAGGTAATGCCGCCTGACCAGGGATGGGTGACTGTGCTGAAGGAAGTCCGTGGCGGCCCCCGGCTTCACCTGTTCGATCGCGGTGGCCGCCGCACGGCGGAACCACTTCGTGGATCCCCCGAACTTGTGCTGGTCGAGGAAGGCCCTCCACATAAGGAACGCTCGGCGGCGTGGCAGACACCACTTGAACAGCGTCCCGTCAGGCGAATGCAAGAACAGTCTGGCAACGTCATGCTGCGTCCGCTCAGAGAGCGCCCTCACCAACGGCTTGCCCGTCTTGGCCGCGGTGATAGCAACGCATTCATTGCGGAAGCTGTTCTTTGTCAGTGCATGAACGTCCGCAAAACGCATGCCGGTGTCATAGGCGATGCCCGCCCACGCCGGGATCACATCGCATCGACGCAGCAGCACCCGAGAACTGATTCGAGTTTCGTCAGAATCTGCTGCGGCTAGGAGCTGGTCGAGACGGGACAGCTCCCACGTTACGGGTGGGGCAAACGTGGCACGGATCTTGCGCACCCGCGCAGGGTACACCTCGGTCAAACCACGCTCATAAGCGAACCGCCAAAGAGTCAGCAATTCGCGGCGGATATTGTGCCTAGTGGTCTGCCCAACATCCAAGTCTGCTAGAAACTTGTTCACCCGCTCTGGGATCAGTTGACAGACTGTCAGCAGGCAATTATCTTTCGCCCGTCTGACGGTTCTCAGAAGGGATTCTGCATACCGTGGACTGACCTCAACGGCCGCCATATAGCGGTCGAGTAATTCAAGGATGGACATTGTGTTGCTCAGTGTTGCAACCATTTTTCGGCTCCGGTGGTGCATCCCTTCGGAATGTGGGGTGCAATTTCGCTTCTTGCGTTTTGCACCGGAAAGCACCAACCTCCTTGGGGGACACGCACTAGTGGTGTCACCCCCCAGCCGAGCTATCACCCCGTAGAAGGAGAGATACATGCCAGCCGTCAGGGTCACCCACCCTGACGCAATGCAGGATTCTTTCGCAGCTCTTGCCGACCACCGGCTTCATAAGCCGGGTGTCGCCGGTTCAAGTCCGGCCGCTGCTATTGAAGATTCCGATTGCGTCATCGACCACTGTCCAAACGAGGAATACCACGCCCGCCCAGAGGTCAGCGCCTCCCAACTCAAGGAGTTGGCCCTTTCACCGGTTGCATTCTACCGCCGGTACGTTGCGGGGGAAGCCCCCCCCAAAAGCAGTGATGCCCTCAGTTACGGCAGCTTGCTGCACAGTTGGGGCGAGCTACGCGACGAGCTGTTCTGGCCTCGCGTTCAAATTGCCCCGGCCGATGTCCTCACGGCGACAGGACAGTTTGGCAAAGCGGCCAAGGAGTGGCAGTCGGCCCTCCCCGCTGATGCCATCGCCCTCTCGCCATCGGACTACAAAAAGCTATGGGATCAGACGAGGCAGATCCTTGCCAACTCTGCGGCCCGCGAGCTGATCGAAGAGTCGGTCGATCGTGAGTTCAACATCCGGTGGAAGTGGCACGGCCACGCCTGCCGGTGCCGCGTCGATGGTGCGACCGCTGAAGTCCTCTATGACTTCAAGACAACGAGTGATCCCGATCCGAAGTGGACGTTTCACTCGAGTGTGAAGAAGTGGCGCTATGACATCCAAGCCGCCTTCTACGGGTCGGCTGCGGTGGCTGCTGGATGGCCGGCGCACCCGATGGTGTTCATCATCACCAGCACCACCGAGCCGTATCTCTGCCACGTTGCGCAGCTCCCTGCTGCCCTCATGGCCAAGGGCCGAAGCCGCTGCCTCGCCCTGCTGAAGGATCTCCAGCGCCGCAAGGAGTGGGACTGCTGGACGCCGGCCGATTACGGCCGTGTCAATGAGTTGTTCGTTCCTCGTTACATGATTGAAGGGAGTGATTCGTGAACACGATTGCGAAGCCGACACGGATGTGCATTTACCGAGAGAAGTCGCAGACCACCGCTGGTCTGTGCAAGGCGATGTGTGAGGCGTCACTCAAATTTGGGCCGCTGCACTTCGACTCGATTGGGATCGATGACACTGGTCGCCAGTACAGCTACGCCTCGCTTACCGCCATCAAGCGGGCAACCGCCAAGGCGCTCTGCGAGGCCGGCGTCTGGGTGCATGCGGACTACGGGTTCCACGACCAGGCCCGCTACATCTCGGTCACGATCGAGCGAGAAGACGAGTGGGTCACCAGCTACCTCGACATCCCAGAGGCCAGCACCCTGCGGAAGCGCAAGGCGGCGATGACGCAGCTCCGCAGGGCGGCGATCGAGGGGCTGCTCGACCTCGCGGCCGAGCAGGACACGGACGCGAAGGGTGTCGATGACACGCCAGCAGACGTTGCTGCGGAGGTCACGACCTTTGCGAAGGAGCAGCTCGAAGCTTGGGCCGGCCTCAAGCAGATGGCTAGCGATGCGATCCAGGCAGCGGCCAACCAAAAGGCGGTCGATGCAAAGATCGAGAAGGTTCGTCAGAAGGTCGAGGCTGGTGAGATGAACCCCGCCGATCTCCCCGAGCTGGTGAAGCTTGCGGAGCAGCGGATCAAGGCGATCGAGGCGGCGGCGACCAAGGCTGGTGTGAAGCCCGAGCCGGTGGGAGGTGCGAAGTGATTGCACCCAACGAGATGCTGGCGATGAAGCAACGGATGCTCATCGCGGCGGATGCTGCCCACAAGATTGCATCAACGAGCGACCAGTTCGTGATGCATGACCAAGAGCAGTTCGAGCTTGTGATTGGATCACTGCTCGCGCTGAAGGCTGATGTTCGCAGGCTGATGGCGGAACACGACATCCTGCGTGGGATGTTCGCGGAGAAACTTTCCGCCTTCTTCATGGAGGAAGTGAGTCATGGAAGCACAGGATGTGCGGAGACTGTTCAAGGAGTGCCAGGACACGAAGGTGGGGATAGTGGCGAAGCGTCACGGGATGACGCACCAATCCCTGCTGGGCCTGTTCTTCGAGTATCGAATGCTCGGAAACGAACTGGACGATCCAACCCCAAGCGACATCGCAAGGGAAACAGCAGCGTTCCGGTCGAGCTGGAGCGAGGAGACGGAGAAGTCGCGGTGGATGGGGGCAAGGACGGCTAACCCAATAGGACGCTGAAGTCATGGAAGACACAGAGCTATTTCGGTTGTTCGCAGGAGAAGCCAAGCCGGCGACGGCTGGCATCACGCTGCGACCGTACCAGCAGCAGGCAGTCGCGGCAGTGGTTGACATGCTTCGTGAACACGACTCATGTCTGCTGACGCAAAGCACTGGCACGGGAAAGACCGAGGTAGCCGCCGCACTGATCGATGAGATGGATGCTCGCGATGGTGCTGTGATCTGTAGCCCCTTCATCGATCTGGTCGGACAGACTGCCGCCCGATTCAGATCGCGGGGGATTCCATGCGGCGTCGAGCAGGGGTTCCTGCGCAGCACCGAGCCGGTGACCGTGGCCTGCTACGCCAGCCTGCTCTCTCGCAAACGGTATGAGCAATTCCTTGGAAAGACCAAGCTGCTGATCATTGACGAGTCGCATCTCAACTACACGCCGGCATCACTGAAGATGCTGGGCTACTTCCGCGAAGCCGGCACAAAGGTTGTCGGCATGACTGCCAGCCCGCAGCGAGGCTCGGGTGATCCGCTCACCGCTTGGTACGGGCCGGTGGCGTTCGACTACCCGTACCAGCGGGCGGTCGAGGATGGCTACCTCGCACCCACCAAGCTATGGACTGTTCTGCTCGAAGGCCTTGACCTGTCCGCATTCAAGGGGCGGTTCGGTGACTTCGACCAAGAGAAGATGGATGCCCTGCTGCGATTGGAGGCGAACTTGCAGGCCGTCGCCTCAATGGTCGAGCAGTACTACGAAGGCAAACCATCCATCGTCTTCTGCCAATCGATCAAGCATGCCGAGATGCTGCGAGAGATCCTCTGGAGACGGGGGATCCACACCGCCATCGTCCACTCGAAGATGGAAATGGACGAGCGGCGTCAGCACCTCCGCGACTTCGAGGAAGGTGAGGTGCAGATCATCCTCAATGTCGGATGCCTTTGCATCGGCTATGACTTTCCACCCCTCGCCAAACTGTTTTTGGCGCGAATGACAAAATCAAAAAGCCTCTATATCCAGATGTTCGGCCGCGGCACCCGGGTTCTCCCCGGTGTGATCGACGGCCTGCACACGGCAGCGGATCGTCGCGCCGCCATCGCCGCCAGCGGCAAGCCGTTCGCGGAGGTGTTCGATTTCACCGACACCAGCAGGCACTGCGACCTCCGCAGCGGCGTCGAGGTGCTGGCCCCCGAGCTGGAGGGCGAGCTGCTGAAGCGGGTCAAGAGGGCCACGGAGGGCCGGCAAAAGCCAGCCGAGATAGATGCCGTCATCGCGGAGGAGCGGGCTGCTATGGCCCGTGAGGAGGCCGCCCGCCACGCCCTCGAGGTCGAGAAAAGAAAATTGCTGACAGCGCACGGCCGGTTCGCCGTATATGAACGGGATGTGTTTGCTGAAGCCGAGCGGCCCGAGCGCCCGCAGCGAACTTGGTACATCGAAAACCACATGCTGTTCGGCAAATTCAAGGGGCAGAAGATTCGCACTGTCGATACCGGCTATCTCCGGTGGGTGGCAAACGAATCAAGCTGCCGCAACCGCATTCACATTGAGGCAATTCGCAGGGAGATCGCGAGGAGAGAGCATCAGAAACAACGCTCACGATAGGACTGATGGGTCGTGAGGCAGAGCGTGTTCCATTAGCGGAGCTGGTAACTGCGGCCCCTCGGGGCTGAAGGCAGAGCCAGATGGTGGCGGTCGGCAAACACACGCAGGGCAAGCCCGAAAGCAGATAGCCCAAGCCGAAGCGGATGCGTCCGCGAAAGAAGCTGCAAGCCCAGGCCACGCACGAACCTGGGTCGCACGAAACGACACGGATACCTCAGAGAGGCAAACGGAGATCGTGGAGTCGAGGGTCGCACGGGTAACCCCCGTGACGGCCCTCCCTCCGCACTCACTCTACGTTTCCTAGAGAGGCAGACACTACCCAAGGCATTTGTAAGACGTTGTTTTCAGAGTTGATTAACCACTAGGAGATGGCGCGATGAAGGTTAGATACAAGGGGCAAGCTTTCGATGTGGAGGTAGAGGGGAAGGACTCGAAGGATGCGTTCGTGCAGCTCGCATCCGCGGTCGAAGTGTTCGGCAACACGACCTGCGGTGCATGCGGCGCCCCTGGTGCTGTGCCTGTCGTGCGTGAGAACGGCGGCAACCAGTTCCATGAGATGCGTTGCCGCCAGTGCGGGGCTTGCTTGGCTCTCGGCACCAAGCGTGAAGGCGGCCAGCTCTTCCCGAAGAAGAAAGACAAGGACGGCAACTGGCTCGACAACAACGGCTGGGTGAAGTTCAAGCGAACCGATGCTGCGTTCGAGTGACGCGATTGACACGCAAATAGGATGGGTCACATGTACTCCCTCCTGCATTCCGGCCCAGCATGTTGCGGCAACTGCCGCTACTTCCGGCGCATGGATGCGGCAGAAGAAACCGACATCGAGATCGAGGTCGATGACTTCTCGGGGGATGCTGCGGCAGAGTACGGGCGGTGTGTTCGCTTCCCGCCCGCACTCTTCCATCCTGGCTTGCTTAATGGCGAGTTCCCTGTTGTGTCCGCATCTGTCTGGTGCGGCGAATTCAAACGTGACCTCGAGTAATGGAAGACCCGCAGCAGATGATGTCGCGACTCAAGGGCGAGTCAAATGAGTACACACGCAATGACTACATGCTTGCTCACCCTCGCTGTGCTGTATGCCATTGGCCGGCTGACAGGCCAGGACGCTGGATGGAGTTGCACCACATCGTTGCTGGGCCTGGCAGGAAGGATCTCCCGAATGGCGAGTCGTGGATATCGCTGTGTTGTCGATGCCACCACGCCGTCCACGACAGGTTGCCGCACTACGGGGAGATACCGAAGGGATCGATATTGGCCGCCAAGGAGGAAGAGGACGGCCATGTCGAACTTGAGAAACTGGCGGCGCTCAAGAACCGCAGGGCATTGCCATACGAAAAGCAACCCATACCTGAGAAATTTCTGAACGATCGCACCAGAAGAGGAGGTGACCCGTGGCCATAGACTCACGAGCCAAGGGCAAAAGAGCGGAGCTGTTGGCGTGTCAGACTCTCCGCGAACTGTTCGGCTGGGCCTGCCGCAGGTCGCAGCAATTCTCGGGCTGGGCCAAGGGCGGCGCCTCGCCCGACATCATTGTTGACCAGACGCCAAGCTTGTTTTGGGAGATCAAGTTTGTCGAGCGGTTGTCCCTGCCAAAAGCAATGGGGCTGGCAGTGAAGCAGGCTGGGAGAAAGACCCCGGTCGTGATGCACCGCACCAGCCGCAGTGCCAACGGTTGGCTGCTGACGATCCGACTCACCGACCTACCCCTGCTTTGCCATGCCTACGAATCTGCGCAGCATGCTGCGGTGGCTGCGGCGCCGCTACCCAGCGAGGACTCCGATAGTTGTTCGAGTCATCAAGAAGCAGCCGGGGTTGCACGGCGTCTGCCTAATCGGTGACGGCCGTGCATTGATACGAATCACCTCGGCATCAGACAGCGTGATGGCCGACACCCTGCTCGAGGAATACTGCCATGTGCTACGCCACGACTGCCCGCTCCCGATCGATGACGAACATGATGCCATGTTCTGGGCGATCCTCGGTGCAGTCACCAAGGCTTGGCGTGGTGAGTGATGTTCGAGCATCCATTCTCTTGGTTCTTCGAGGATGAGGAATGGGAGTGACGCACACGACCGAGGATCCGCTGGCCCGTATTCACCGTGAGTACCGGCAGTGGTGCATGAAGCAGGGAACGTACCGCGGCATTGACCCCGCGGATGTGGAGAGGGAGGAAGCAAGGTGGAAAGCAGAATGCACAAGGCCGCCGCGGACTGTTGCAAAACGGAAGCACCAGCCGCGGGGAACAGCAGACTAGACATGATCGACCACCCGCCGCACTACACGGCGACGTTGGTCGAGCCGATCAACGTGATCGAAGCGTGGCACCTGTCGTTCCATCTTGGGAACTGTGTGAAGTACATCGCGCGTTGCGACCTCAAGGGCAAGCCGATCGAGGATCTTGAGAAAGCTAGATGGTATCTCGACCGCGAGATCGCGAGGAGGAAGAGTGAGTCCGCTTGATGCCATCGTCCTAGAAGACCTCGATGCCCTGTCTGCCGGCGAGCTGGAGGCCAGCTACCGTGCGATCTGTGCCATGGTGCTGTGCCGCACGGCGGTGGTGTCCAGCCAGCCGGCGCCGCCCAGGCGGCAGGAGATCGAGGCCAAGATCACGGCCCGCAACTGGCTGGCCGGCAGCGTGGGTGTGATCACATTCCCCGAGGCCTGCTCGGCAGTCTCTCTCGACCCGGACGCAGCCCGCAAGCGGATCGCCAGTTATGCCGATCCCTCAAACCCAGAGTCCATAAGCAGGAGGAAGAGACGCCCCAAGAATCACTACGTTTTCGGGAGACATCATGGCCGAACAAATCCTCTCGCTGCCCGCCAAGATTCGCCTGCTGGTGGAGTGGTCGCCGGCCCTCCAGATTCTCCCGTCGATCGCAGCCGCCACTCCGGGCCAGCCACGCGCGGTTGAGGTGATGCGACTCGTTGAGTTCCTCGCCAGCAAGAGCGAGCTGAAGCTCGATGACAAGATTGCCCATCTCCTCAAGGAAATCCTGCTGACGCCACCCGGTAAGGAGCTGGCAGACTACATCGCTGGCCTCATCAGTGGAGCGATTGAGTATGAGCTGGCTCGATATCCTGGTAATTAGCGGGCTTGGGTTGGCAGCGTGCTACCCACTCCTCCTCTCTGCACTTCGCAAGCTGCCCGCATTGCGGCCGGCCGCCGCCACCAAGGAAGCGTGGCAGCAGCAGTGGACGCACACACTCATCGATCTGCTTGCCGACCTCGATCGGGACGGCATGAAGCAGGGTGCCAGCCTCTGCCGTGAGCTGATGTGGGAGATCCTCGGCGGCGAGGGAGAGAAGAAATGAAACGCATCCTCCTGGTGGCTGCTCTCGGTATCGGCTATGTGGTGTTCCGCACCGGCGCCATCCCGGCCATCCCAGCCCCGACCCCAACCCCGGCCGTGGCGTTCCCAGATGTGGCGGCGGTGGCCAAGAAGATGCGGGCCGATGATCGAGCTGCCTTGGCCGACACCTATCTGATCCTGTCCCGGTCGGTGGCCGCCAACCCCACGCTCGAACCCGTGTTCCCAGACACCGCTGCGGTGAGGCGGGCGCACCGAGCTGCCCTGCTCTATGTGTGGGCGGCGGTCTTGCAGAACAGGGCCGGCGATGTTCCTGGCCTGCGTGAGGCGCTCGAGCAATCGATCGCCAGCCGGATCGGCACAGAGGATGTGCCGCTCAATCCCGAGCTGCAACAGGACACGGCCAAGGCATTCGCTGATCTTGCCACATCTTTCCGATGACCACCGCAGAAATAATCAAGAGCTATGAGCAGGGCTTCCAAGGATTCGTACCGGATCCTCGGGCGGATGCCGACCTCGAACTCTTCCTGCGCGAATCGGGTGGGTACGCCAGTGCCGGCGATGCGATCGATGACTACTCGCTCAAGGACACGGGCAGGGGCAAGCTCTCGCTCCCGTTCATCGCAGCTCTGACCTTCTACCCCGGCTGCTTGCCTGGTGGTGCGCAGGGCCGCGGCTCATGCGTGGCTTGGTCAACACGCAACGCAGCTCTCGTTTCCTACTGCGCTCATCTTATGTACGGGCCGAACGCAGAGAAGTACCGGCCGCCACTTATCTCCCCAGCGGGAATTGCCAACGGTGTCTTCTCGACCGAGGGCATCTACTGGTTTCGCCGGAAGGCTACCGATGGCTGGCAGTGCAGCTCGGCCGCAGAGGTTGCGATCAAGGAGTGCGGGCTGCTGCCACGCCAAGCGTACCCCGAGGTGAACCTCGACCTCACCGAATACAACTCGACCACCGAGGGGCGATGGGGATTGACGGTTCCGCCCGAGCCGGTGCGTCAGATTTGCCAGCAGCATCTCGTCTCCAGTGCGACCGTGGCCAAGGGATGGGAACAGGTTCGAGACATGCTGGCAAACGGCTTCGCCATGTCCACATGCGGCGGTGAATCGTGGAGCAAGGAGCGAGATGCCTTCGGTGTGTGCAAGCGAACGCCCGAGGGATGGGCGCATGCGATGGCGATCGTGGCCGCCGACGATCGGCCCGAGATCCACGACCACTACGGCTGCGGCCTGGTGCTGGTCGCCAACAGTTGGGGAAACTACTTGAAGGGGCCTGACATTATCCGGGGTACGAACTTCCGCATCCCGGTCGGCTCGTTCTGGGCTAGGTGGAAAGACTTCGAGGATCGGTACTGCGTGGCGCTCGGCCCGAGCAAGGGATGGCCGGCCGCCAAGCTGCCCGATTGGGGGTTGGGAGGGGTGATATGAGGCGTCTTGTGGTGTTGGCGGTAGCGCTCTGGCAGATCGAGCTGGCGGTGCAGTGTGGGATCGCAACATCCCAGCGGCCCACGCCAGCTCGCCCCGTTGCGCCGCCGGCCCCGACCCCACCGGACGCCAGGTCAGTCATCGTTCGCCCGCAGCCATCCCTCCCCAATTGTGAGACAGGCAGATGTCCACCGCAGCAGAAGTCGCAGTCGATCCCGGCAAGGTAGCCGCAGCGGCTGCTTCCACCAACGAGTTTTTGTATCGGGTAGCCGAACGCTTCGGCCTGCCCGTGGTCATCCTGCTGCTCGTGCTTTGGTGGGCAAGGACAGACATCGTGGCACCGCTGATGAACGCTCACTTCCAAGCGATCGATGCGATCGTGGATGGGCAGGAGAAACACACCGATTCCATCGAGAACCTGGGGAGGAAACTTGATGAGCTGATCTCCATCGAGAAATCCTCCACCAGATGAAGAAGCAACGGCGGCTAACCGCTCGTCAGCAGCAGACCGCAGAGCATGCCATGCGGTTTGTACAGCCCTCGATCGCAGTGTTCCTGCGGCGGAACCCAGACCTGCGCACGGCAGCTCGCCGCGTGGATCTGGAGAGCGTGGCATTGCAGGCGGTGTGCATAGCGTCCATGACCTACAAGTCAGAGCGGTCGCAGCCCACCACCTACTTCGGCTCCGCGATTCGACACGCATTGTTTCGCGAGGTGCTGAAGCAGCAGCGACTCGACGGGAGGTACGTTCCCACCGACAGGATCCTCGATCCGCAGCCGGCCATGCATCGCACCAGGCAGGAGATGCGGGCGCTCAAGGCCCTGCGAACCCTGTCTATAAACGACCGAACGCTGCTCGAGGACCGGCTGATCGAGCAAGTGACGCTCGAACAGCTCAGTCTCGAACAGCGTTGCGATCCTCGAACCATCAGCAAGAGGGTGCAGCGGGCAATCGCCAGCCTGCGGCAGGCCGAGAGCGACCTACCCTAGACCGTGCGCCCGATCCCACGCCTTGCCCACCGGGATCACCCAGCGAGTTTCGCACCACAATTCAGGCGACGGCATCTCCACGAACTGCTCGCCTTGGAGCTGCCAGTACCGGATGGTGGCCCACTTCTCCACATCGGGATCCACCTTCTTGCCATCCTCGTCGTAGTAGTAGCAGCACAGGTGGCCGAGGTAGCAGGCCGCCCCCTCTGCCTGCCACATCGCGAGGAACGTGGACGCAGCCGGCGGCTGCTCCTTGTCAGTCTCACGCCAGAGGCCGAACGCCGGCGCCCATGTGTCGAGCTGCCGTTTCTTCTTAGCCATCAATCACCTCCCTTCTCAAGCAATCCGCGGGTCATCATCCACACCTCGGCCACATCGATGGAATCGTAGAAGGCATTGGCCGCCCTCTGAAACTCATCGTGCGAACCCTTGTCGTTCCGATCCATGAAGAACCAGTGGGCCTTCACGATCGTTCGCAGCAGCTCGACGGCCGCCGCCCCATCCACCTCGCTCGGGATCTCCCGAAACGCATTCGCTGAACCGTCCATCACTTGCCCTCCCCTAGCTTGCGCCGCATGGCAGCGGCTAGTTCCTTTGCCTTCTTCTGCGGTATGCCGCAGCCCATGAACACAATCCTCCCCGGCATCTCGGGCAGCACATCCACCGTGGTGGTCGTGCGTCGAGCTGGTGCTTTCTTCTTCGCCATCGCTGGCCTCCCTTCTAGCAGTAGGTCAGCAGCTCGCCGGCCTGCTGAAGTTTGAAGAACGAACGATACCCACCGATCTTCGGCCAGCCGGCGAGGCCCGCCTCGACCGCCCACTTGGCCATGATCCCTGTCGGAAAGGTTCGCTTGGCGCCACGCTGCCGCATCGTCCAGAGGGCGATGTCATCGTAGGATTCGCCTGCCTCCCGCAGCTCGATCATGTTCCGCACCATCCGCCTCTCGTCCTCATCCACACGGTAGTAGCGGCGCGGCTTCTCGCCGCAGATCCGCCAGCCCACCGCGCACCCCTTGCTCGCAGGCAGACCCTGCTCCATGCGGGTGGTGAACACAGCCT